TTAGCTCACTGCCACGAGCTTCGGTGGTTCGTGCATCAAAACTGCGCTAGCATGCTGCGCAAGGTGGTCAGGGGCAAGGTGCGCATATTTCAGGACCATCTCAAATGTCGCCCATCCGCCCAACTCCTTGAGCACCTGCAACGGCGTGCCTCCCTGCACGTGCCAGCTAGCCCAGGTATGGCGGACATCATGGAACCGGAAATTCTTGATGCCCGCCTTCCTGCATGCCACCTTCCACCAGTACGCGTCCCATCGATCGAGCGGCTCGCCCGCGCTCACGAACACATACTCATCGCTCTTGCCGATCTGCCGCCGCAGGATCGTGAGCGCCTCCTCGTTAAGCGGCACGCCGATAGGCTTGCGTGCCTTGGCCTGATCCGGGTGAATCCAGGCCCGCTTCGCGACGAGATCAACCTGCGCCCATTCCAGCTTCAGAATGTTGGCCTGCCGCAGCCCCGTCGCGAAGCCGAACGCCGTGCAGTCCCGCATGCAGTCGTCACCCAAGGCGCGCAGCAGGCGTTTCGCCTCGTCTCGCGTAATCCAGCGTATGCGGATCGCTGGCTCCTCGAGCTCGGGCAGCGCGGGCGCTTTCTCGATCCAATCCCACTTGTCCGCGGCATCGTAAAGCATCGCGCGAATCGTCGAGAGATACCGGTTGCGAGTGCCTGCCGTCAGCGGGGCCTTGCGGCCCTTGCGAACGGCATCTACCGGTAGGGCGGCCATGATCTCGGCCCGGGTAAGCGACGCCAGGTCGCGCCCCGAGAAAATCCCGCAGAAGTACTCCAGTTGGGCGGCCATGCTCGTGATCGTGGTCTTGCCCATCCTTTCCTTGAGAAACCTTGCCGCGCCCTCCTCGAAGCAGTGGCGCGGCTTCTCGCCCAGCTTCGCCACACGCCATGCCTCGTGCTTCAGCTTGTCGTGCAGTTCTTGCGCTTCCTTCCTGTCACTTGTTCCAGTACTTTGTCGAACTCGGCCGCCGCCTGGCGCGCGGAAATCAATGTGCCAAACGTCGGAGCCTTTGCGCTTACGGATTGACATTTTTCACTCCTTGGTTCCGTCCGCGCCGGTCGGTCGGGATTGTACTCCGTCGCACCTTTCAATTTGTCTGGCCAAATGCGCCACTGTCCTCCCACCTTGAAGAATCCCATCTCCTCCTTGTGGGTGTAGAGGGTGGAGTAGCAGACGCCGAGCAGCGCGGCGGCTTCCTTCAGGCTGAGCGCCTTCTCGGTCATCGCGCCTCCGGGAATTCATCGTGCGTGCGGCCGTCGAGATGGCGGCCAGCCGTGCGCTTGCCGACGCGATAGACGGTTGGTTCATCGTCATAGTGCATGCCGGCCGAGCCGCTCGGTGTCAGCGTGCTGAACATCCACTTATCGATGAACCAGTGCGCGACATGCTCGGTGCGCTTCATCGGGCCGCCGCAGTTCTCACCGGGCGCCCACTCGCCCCATTGCTTGAACAGGTAGGCGATTTCATGCTCGCCAGCGAAGTCGCGCGCGTCACGATGCCAGTCCGGATGTGACGGCCGCGCCTTAGGCCCGCTCTCGCCGCCGCTGATCAACTGCTTCAGGAATTCCCAACCGGTCCAGTCCACCGGGCCGAGCGCGGGCTCGTAGCTCACGAACGTGTTCCAGCCATCCGCCGCGATGCGCGCCATGTGCGGGCGCCTCAGGTCAGCTTGTTCCTGATCCTCTGCCGTGCACCCGATGAAGACGTTCGGCAGCGGCCAGCAGCGGCCATGCTCAATGCCATCCGAAAGCACTCCGGCGGCGACGCGGTTGTGCGCCCAGCGATAGGCAGCACCAGCAACCAAATTGAGGAAGCGCGAGCTCGACAGCAGGTCTGCCATCCGCTCAGTGCGCTTCGTGAGGACCATGAAGGTATGCGGCCCGCTGAGCATGTTGGGCCACTTGACGGGCACCTTCTTGCCGTCTGAAGCGGTCCAGTAACCGTCGATCGTGTAGCCGTCCTGCTCACGATGGAATGGTCCCTCGGCACCTGCGACCGCCATCACGCCGAACATCTCGGCGATCTGCTCGGCCGACAGCTTCTCGTGCGCGACGTCGCCCATGCTGGTCAGGAACCAACGCGCCGCCTTCTTGACCGTCAACGGCTTCACGAGGTCGGCCTCGCTGAAGTTGACCTTGCCCGTCCACTTGCCCTTGCCGCCGGCGCGCACCGCGACGCCGCGGTACTTCTCCATGCCCATCGCGTCGAGGCGCGCGGCCATCAGCGCGGCGTAGCAGTTCGCGCACGCGGGACTCACCGCATCGCAGCCGACTACCGGCGTCCACGTATGATCTGTCCACTCGATCTTGCTGTTCTCGCTCATCATCATTCCTTCTGCGCAAGTACCGCATCGATACGGTCCAGCAAGTCACGCGGCGCCGACAGGACGTGGTAGTTGTTCACGAGATGCGGCCGTGCCTTGTTCGCGTTATAGCGCTTGAGAGCCGCGACGTCGCGTAGCAGCGAAGTACATTGCGCGGCCGTTATGCAGGCTTCCCTCGCCAGCTTGGCCTGCGCCGCGTTGTCTTCCATCATGGCGGCGAGGTCTCGCGCTTGCTGGTCAATCAGGTCAAGCAGCATGCGCACGCGCTTCGGCCCAACGGCCTCCAGGTATGCGGCCACGCCCGGCGCGAACATCAGGTCGGGATGGTTGTCCGTGCGCTGCACGCAAGGCTCTATCGCCGGACATCCGCGCTCGAAATAGACGCGTCGCCAGCTATTGCTCGTCCAGATCTCGAAGTCGACGTCAGGGAGCGCGTCCACGAGCTCGCGCAGCCTCCAGAACATTCCATTGTGCGTCGTCATGCTGGCTCCTGTAGGGCGGCCCGTTTCCTCTTGATGAATTCGGCCAGCCCGTGTCTATCGATCTCGACGGCACCGAGCTTCACCGCGCGCACGCGCATCGCCTGGCACACATCGTAGTGGGAATGCGGCGTGCCGGGCTTCTGGTGCCACTTGCGTGCGACGCCTATTTTTGCGGCCATCTCGTGCAACTCGTCGTCGCTATCGGCAACCATGTGGCACATCAACATGCGGCCATATTTGGCGCGCATCTGGTCGACATAGACCGTCACGACCCCCTCCTTGCTTCTCGAATCCAGACAGACGCGACGAGTGCAATCAGCGAGACGCTGCCGCCGATAATCCAATATTCATGATCGCCAAGCCATTCGAAGATGGGGAGAAGAACTATGAGGGCTACGAGGGGCATGGCTAGAGGTCCTTTAGGGATTGCACAACTGAACATTAAGAAACCAAGGCTTTTCCTTGTCCCACCAGACGGCAGTGATCAAAACTCCGGTTTCGCCATGCAGCTGAACACTTGGGATGCTGATAGAGCCTTTTGTCGTGTCTTCATTCCTCAGCGTCGCCCCGGATTGTGGTGCTGCCTCGCACTCCTTGGCCGTGATGGGCAATAGATCTAGCGCAGCATCTTCGCTCACGCGCTGGTCGGTGACATGAGCGGCGAGCAACGCGCGTCGCGCACCATCGAGGTCAAAGCCGGTCCAGTCGCTCGGGCTCCCCATGTCGCGGAAAATGAAATCGGACAGCGCCTCCATCTGCTCATCCGTCAGTCCGGCTTGCGGTACTGCTGACGCCCGCACGATGTCAGTCCAGAACGCCTTCCCGTCTGCGATGCGTTGAGCCTCTTTCTCAGGCGTCACGTCGTATTCGTATTGACGGATGGCCGCGCCGATTACCGTAGACCACTTCACGCCGACGCCGAAGCGCGTGTTGCCGACCTTGGCGCGTTTGTCGAGGCGCGGCTCATCGCTATGGTCTGCTTCATCGGGCAACAAGCCGAACTGAACAGCGAGCCGCTTCACCACGCTCTTGTCGATCACGGTTCCGTCTGCTAGATGGGTCGGTGCTGGCGCAGCAGGGGCGACGGGAGCGGCGTAGATGATACGTGTATCGAAGCTTTCCGGTTGCTTGCTCATCTGCGCGTGCGCATACTCGCTACAGTCAAGCCATTTTGCGGCGTCCCGATCTTTTGCCTGATAGATCGGCGCTTGCGCTGCATCGGAAGGGAGAGCGGCGGGTGCGGCGGCAACCATCGCGCGAAACACCGCATTGGCAGTCCAGATTCGGTTGATAGCCGTCGCGTCCATGCGGACCGCTAGAGCACCGGCGGTCTGCATCTCGTCATCCGGCTCGATCGGCACAAGTTTCAGTTCTTTCGCATCCATGGTTCAATCCTCGTGAGTGGTGGTCGCGAACAGATCGCCCTGCTTCTTGCCGCTCGACTCCGCGAGGTGCGCAGGGCAGAAGTGAACGTCGGCTCCGACCTGATGCGCATGCACTGCGCACAGGTGCCGGTCGCAGGTCTTTCCCGGCTTCGTCTGGTAGTCGCACTGGAAGCCGCTCGGCGCGCTGCAGCCGTCGACAGAGCAGCGGTGCACACGCTTGCGGCCTCGCGTGCAGACGATTCCGCTGATGCCGCCTGGCAGGCGAAAGGGTGTGCAGGGCATCGCTTGCTCCGTTAATCGCTTGAATCGACCGACAGGTTGATACCGCACTTCGAGCAATGCGCCGGATGCCAACCGCGCATGCGTCCCGATGGCGTGCTCGAATCGATGACCTCGTGCTTGCAGATCGATAGCAGCCACGCCGACGGGAGCGCGCATTCTTTCTCGTGGCACTTCGTCGCTTCCATCTCCAGCACGGCTGCCGCGAGATTTCCGCGCGACGCATTGCGCTTGTGCGTAGCCTCTACTGCGGCCTGAATCACGGCTTCACGCAGGCGCTTCGGGTACTCGTATGGGCCGCTCTCATACACGATCGCATGCGCTTGGCCGGTATAGCCGCCGTTCTGAGCCGTATGCAGAAAGATGCGCGCCCAAGACTTTCTGTTCGATCCTGGCTTCGTCACCCATCCGATACCCGGCATTGCCACCCACCCGGCACATGCGGCGACGTTTGAGAGCGTATGATCGAGCCTCGCAGGCTCGACGTGCTCCCAATCAAGTAGCCCACTCGCTCGCGGCACGATGTCGATCTCGTAATCGAAGACGCCTGACTTGCGGGGCGGTGCGGACTCCAGGTCATCGTCTGGATATCCCATCGTCGAATGGCTATTGAGCGGTGAGCACCTGTAGCCAGCCGGATAATGCTCCGTAGCGCCATAGCGTTTTTGCGTGATGAGAAATTCTCCAGTGGACTTTCGGCGAACTATCTGCGGTATGGCGAATTCGGTCATTCTCGTCTCACTAAAACAAATCTAGTTGCGCGGGCTCGGTGGGTTTCGCTATGGCCTTAAGGCGGCGTGAAGCGGCCCAACGCAGGAGTGTCGCGTGCCAGCCGTGGTGAATACCCTGCCGGCGCACGACCATCGCCTGATTCAGGTAGATCTTCGCCATGTGGATGTGCCACTCGCGCTCGCTCATGCTCGGCGCACGTACATCCGGATCTCAAGGTCGAGCTCAGGCCGATAGACCTCGGCATGCACCTGGCGCGCGCATCTGCCGAGCGTGCGCATCCAGCGCTTGCCGGCGGACTCGGCGCCGTGACGATTGCGTGCCTTGACCCAGACAGACGGGCCGCAGCACCGTCCCGAATTGGTGATGGGCCACACTTCCCAGGTGATCGGGGAACGTTCGTTCATGGTTATGCACCCTTGACGCAAAGGACCTGCTTCAGCACGTGCACCACTTCGACCAGATCGCGCTGGTTTTCCATCACGACGTCGATGTCCTTGTACGATGCCGGGATCTCATCGAGTACCGCATCGTCCTTGCGACATTCGACGCCAGCCGTCTGCGCTTCCAGATCGGCAATCGTGAAAGTCCGGCGCGCTGCGGCACGGCTCATCTTCCGGCCAGCGCCGTGTGAGCACGAGCAATACGATTCGAGATTTCCCTTGCCGCGCACGATGTAGCTACGCTGGCCCATCGATCCCGGAATGATCCCAAGATCGCCTTCGCGCGCTCGAATGGCGCCCTTGCGGGTCACCCACAGATTTCGGCCGAAGTGGTTTTCCTTCTCGACGTAGTTGTGGTGGCAGTTGATCGCTTCCTGAGTGATCGTGAAGTCGACCAGGATGTGCCGGCGCAGGGCGGCAATCACGGACTCCATCATTACGCGGCGATTCTCCAGAGCGTAGTCCTGAGCCCACTGCACTGCCTCGACGTAGTCTTTGAAGTCGTCGGTATCCTCGGGAAAATAGGCGAGGTCCTTGTCGGGAAGACTGACGAAATACTGCTCCATGCGGCGTTTGGCGCGCTCGATGAAATATCGGCCGATCAGGTTGCCGACCCCGCGAGAGCCGCTGTGCAGCATCACCCACACGTCCTGCGATTCGTCGATGCAAAGCTCGATGAAATGATTGCCTGAACCCAGCGTGCCGAGTTGGGCGTGCATGTTCTTGTTGTGGATGCCGCGATGCTTCCACGCGAGCTCCGCATATCGATCATGCAGCCCTGCGTGCAGCGCTGGCAGACGGTTGGACTGATGGGAACCTCCGGCACCAAGCGGCACGTCGCGCTCGATCTGGTGACGAATGGCCAGCAACGAATCCGGCAGATCGGATGCCTTCAGCGACAGACGAACAGCATTCATGCCGCAACCGATATCGACGCCCACTGCGGCGGGCACGATGGCCTTGTCTGTCGCGATTACCGTGCCGACCGTCGCGCCGATGCCAGCGTGAACATCCGGCATGCAGGCGACGCCATTCCCAGCGATGAAGGGCAAGCGCGCGATATTCTTAAGTTGCTGCAGCGCACTGTCTTCGACTTCATCTGTCCAGATCTTGATCGGACGCGCGCCTTCGTCTTGAATTACTTGTTTCATGATCGTCTCGCGATGAATGGTTATACGGCAGAGCCGCGAAAGGTCTTTGTGAAGGCAACGTCGACCGCATGGCCGCGGGCTCGCACGACATTCGATAGCTGAGCTCGATCCTGATGGCTGGCCGTCGCCTGCCGAAGAAGTCCGAAGTAGCTGTTGGCCATGACGCTCATTTCCATGTTCTCCTTTCGAGAATCGCCCACACAGCTCCTTGTGAAAGACCATATTCGCGCGCAAGTGCCATTGACCCATCGGTACGGCTATACGGTTTGAATCGACGACGAATCTCAGCAACGATTTCAGGCGTTGCTTTCACGTTGCCAGCGTGCAGCCCTTTCGGATGACGGTCGCGCCCTTTGGCGATCATGTCGTGCATGTTGTCCAAGCGCGTACCGAGGCTCAGATGCGCCGGGTTGATGCACTTCCGGTTATCGCAGGAGTGCATTACGTCCTGCGTTCCGGTGATCGGAGAATTGTGTAGCTCGAATGAAACCCGATGCGCAAGCCGGTTTTTTCCTTCATGCCAGACGAGACCGTAACCGGCCTTGCAGATGTAGCCGGCAAATTCAAGACATTCTCCAACTGTCACGGTTCGGCGCATCAGGCTTTCAATCGTCGCCATTTACGCCTCGATGGTCTGTCTGCGGACGGCACGCGCGCGGCAATAGTAGTCGCCCTTGTGGTTGCCGTACTGGTTGCCGTCGAAGAAGTACTGATACCAGGCGTACGCGTCATTCGTTTCGTATTCCTCCGCGGACCAATACCAGCGCGCTTCGAAATTCGACTTGAGGTTCGCGAACAACAGCGATTGCTCGCGACGCGTAGGTAGCTCACCTCCCTGCTCAGCAGCCCACGATTTCGCGTCCGACCATGACTTACCGTCGACGTCGCCCGGGATCAAGATCAGGTGGTAGCTCGGCTTGCCGTCTTCGCCGAGAATCAGGCCTGCGTATTCCTCGCCGGGACGCAGGCTGATGGTCGTTTCGGGGAAGTACAGCGCAGGTCGTTCGGCACGCTGTTTTTCGAACTCCGAGATCATGTCGGAAATTCGAGAATGTTCAGCCTTGATAGATTCGAGCGTGATCGTCATTGAAGCACCCTGAAAATGGATAAAGGATTAAATCGGCAATCTGCGGACGGCACGCGCGCGGCAATCGACGTTGTCCCTGTGGCGGTAGCTCTGGCTGCCGTCGAAGAAGATCTGATACCAGGCGTACGCGTCGTTGCGGTGATACGTCTCGTTGCTCCAGTACCAGTCCTGCTTGAACTGATCGCGGTAATTGGCCCACAGCATGGACTGCTCGATGCGGTTCGGCAGATCGCCGCCGATGCTCTTTGCCCAATCGTTCGCACCCGCGTGCGTATCGCACTCGTGGTCGCCAGGAAGCAGAATGACGTGGTAGTAGTCGCCGTTCTTGTCGCCGATAGCGCCGACATAAACTTCGCCTTCAGAGAGAGGGGGCAATTGAATCTGTTGCATGGTTTCTCCGTCTATGGAAAACATGAGGTCAATACGTCAAGCGGTACTTTTGTCGAGAATCGATGTGTCTGATTACTCTCCCAGGTACGCGTCCAGCGCGCGAATGCGTGCAATCTTGGCTTCGTCCAGAGGTACCGCTTCGCAGCCATGCAGCGCAGCGAACGCGGGGCGCAGAGACTCGCGATCCTCTGCAGGAATGTCGGCGTGTTCCAGGCGTCTCAGGATCTGCCACAGGTCTTGCTGGACCGTCATACCTCGACCTCCAGAACTCGCGAGCGCTCAAGCCACGCTTCGAGCATCCGGTTTTTGATGGTTTCCGATTCGCCTTGCCACTCGGGGTGCGCGTGAAACCACATCTCGAAGCGATGGCGTTCGTCGTACTCGTTGAGTTGAGCCTGGAGCACTCTGCATTTGGAGGAGAGGCTCTGGTTCTCCCGACGCAGTTCGTCGCGCTGCCCGGTGACGGCCTCCACTTCGGTGCGCAACGTTTCGACCTTCGCCTCAAGAGAGCCGATCTTGTCTTGACGGTTGGCGCCGCTACGCGTGAGGTCGAAAATCTTCGTGCGCAGGTCGTCGCGCTCCTTTTCGAGTTCGGCGATTCGTAGCACGCGGTCGAGTTCGTCCTGAGCAGCTTCCGGTTTTTCCATTTCGACCTGAGGATCCTGGGACGCTTCGCTCTGAACGGCAGGCATGGTCGGAGCACCGATGGCCGCCTCAAGCCTTTCAACGTCGTCGTTGCGCATGAGCCAGTACAGGTACTCGTTACCGCCGCCCGGCTTCTTGCCGCGCTCAATGACGCCTTCGGAGTGCATGCGGTTTAGCTCCGCGCATACCTCGCCGCGCTCGATGCCGATCCTGTCGGCGATCGTCTTCGAGGTCGAATGCTGTACCGTCGCGAGGTACTTTTCGATATCGGCTCTCACGCTGCCACCTTCGAGCCGTGCGCCTTGATCCCGTAGTAGACGGTTTTGCAGGCCATCAGATCGACCGCCGCGTTGTGCGCGCCTTCGAGATCCTTGCCGGTGAAGAACTTGTAGGCCTCGCCAAGGTTCGGCGACTTCGCATGACGGCGGCCAGCCTTGATCATCTTCTCGGTGGGCGGCAGGTTGATGATCTTCGTGCTCTTGCCCTGGGTGCAGAAAGCGGGCGCCGATTTCCACTTGTCGTGAAACGGGTCGTCAGCGTCGAGTTGCCGGAAGTACTCGATGCGGATCATTCGGGCATCGAAACTTTCGTTGTGACCGGCCCTGAGCGAGGCGCGCACCCACATGTCGTGGAACTGCTTCAGCGCGTCCTCGATCGGGATGCCTTCGGCAAGGGCGCGCTCGGTGGTAATGCCGGTAAGCTGAGCGAGGTCGTCAGGGATGGTCCAGCCGTCAGGCTTGATCAGCGTGTCCATCGTCGCGATCACGTTGCCGTTTTTCTCGTCGCATAGTTCGGCGGCGAGTTGCGTGATGTGCGGTTGTCCCGGAGCCTCAGACGGTTCGTTCCACAAGGGGAGTCCGTTCGTCTCAGTGTCGTATACGAGTAGGAGTTCCATGGAGGTTTCCCAAATATCAATCTGTTACGCGGTCTCGGCAGTAGCTTCAGCAACCGCAATCGCGCCGCTCTCGATCCAATGCGCAGCCATTCGTTCGGACAATCCAGTCGGCAACTGCTTGAGCGTCGCGAAGACAAACGCGGTGTCGAGATCACCGAAATCGGCCATCTCGTCAAGCCACGCGAGCAGGTCACCGCGAGCCGAAATCTGGAGTACGTCCATCCTGTCGAGCAGCACGAGCTTCAATCCAGAGAGGCACGAGATCGACACAGCGATCATCGCGTCCGCTCTCCAGCGCTCGCTTTCCGAGCACAGCGAGTAGAGGCGCTTGCCATAGCGGATCGTCATGTCGGAGTCGATCGTCACTGCGGGCCACGTGGTGGAGACCGACGACTCTTCGAGGTGCGCGTTGATGGGCTTCAGAGCATTGGCGAGCATCTCGCCCGGGATGCCGTCCGTTGCGAGCTGGTCGGCAATGACAAGCCACTCGGAGATATCGGCGTGGTGCTGCGCGGCTTTTTTCGTCGTCTCAGCGGCGGTGTCGGCGGCAAGCTTTTGCTTGCGCAGCTTCTCCTGCTCGGCGGTGAGCGTGCCGCGTTGCTGGCGCGCGGCGTCGAGCGAGCGCTGCGCAGCGCCGATATCCTCGTCGGTCACCTTCTCGACGTCGGCTGAGAGTTCGAGCGCCGCGGCGGCGGCTTTGGCGTCCTCCATCAGGCGCTTGTCGTTCGCCACAGAGCGCGCCATCAGGTCGCGCGCCTGAGTGAGTGCGGGAATCGCGGCGCGAGCTTCGGGATCGTTCACGGCCCCATTGAGGGCGCCGTACTGCTTCTCGTAGGCGGCCAGTGCGTCGCGAGCCTCGCGCTCTTCGTCGGACTGTCCATCCACATCCATGAAGGCGAGCAGGTAATCGACGCCGCGCGCCAGATCATGCACAAGGCCTTCTCGCGGCGCGGTACCGGCGCGCTGCTGTGCTTCGGCAAGCGCCTGCTTGGCCTTGGCCAGTTCCGCTTCGTCGAACGCCAGTTTCTCGGTCAGGCGCGTGAGTTCCTTGGCCTTCGTCGCGTTCGATTCAGCGGCGGTGGTATGCTTCACGTACGCGTCGCGCTTGGCGCTCAGTGAGCCTACCGTCTTCGAGTGCTCCTCGATCCTGCCGTCGACCGTCGCCAGTTGCTCAGTGACGGCAGCAAGGCGCTTCGCGTCGTACTCGGGGACTTCGGCTTCCCATCCGTCGCCCTTGTCGCTGCCCCATGTCTCGCCAGTCACCCCCTTCCAGGCGCCCTTGGCTTCCTTGGCCTTGTCCTTCGCGAAGTCGCACGCAGCGGGAAAGCCCGAGCGCAGCATCGGCAGCACCGTGTCGACCTTCTTTTCGTTGCACTCGCGCTCGATCAGTTGCTGCTTGACCGTCGCACCGTTCAGGGTGATGCCGGTCAGGCCGAACAGAAACGTGCGGCGCTCCGTGTCCTTTTTTTCCGCGAAAAGTGAGGGGCGAAGCACGTAGGGCAGGGCGTCCATGTTGATCGGAAGTCCCTGCCATTTGCCGTCGGGAAGCGTGAGGCTGCAATCGCCGTGATCGGTCGAGAGCACGACCTCGGCCTTTTTCTTGCCTTCGGTGACGATCGAGCCGTACTCCTTCTTGAGCGACACACGCGAGATATCGCCCGTCAGTGCAGCGCTGATCGCCTCTGCAAGGCTGCTTTTTCCAGCGCCGTTCTCGCCGCATACAACGACCACAGGCGTTTCGACTGGCAAGTCGATTGCGCGCGCGCCCACGAAGTTGCTCGCGCGAATATGGTTGATCTTCATGTTCTATTCCACCATCGAAAGTTGACGACGGCCACGCCCGCCGCGAGACCTCGCTGCGCGCAGCTCCTCGGCGATCTCGTTGGCACCCTTGCCGGTGTCGGGCTTTTCCTCTTCGGCTTCGCCGCCTTCCGGATCGAGCGTGACGAAGATTTCGTGGTTCAAAAGACCGGCGATCTTCGCGATTTCTTTCTCGTTCGCGTTCGCCTGCACGCGGTACTCGTAGATGACCGTGCCGCCTGCCTTGACCTCGATGAGCCACTTGTTGACCTTGCAGTCGTTGAGAACCACATCTTCCTTGCCGCTTGCTCCAATGTGGATCACGACTCGCGCGCATTCATAGGTCTCGTCCCAGCGCACCGGGCCCATCTTCGGGTTCTTCACCACCGTCAGGTGGTCCGGGTCGGGATTGATCTGCTTTTGCGGAGAATCCTCCTTCTCGAACAGAGAGGACTTGAGCGTTGGCGAGAACATCACGAGCGAGTTGTTGCTGGCCGTGTATCGGAACCGCAGGTCGATTGCGGGCACTTCCTGATCGCCGTGCTTCTCGGTTCTCAGGTTCACGTGAAGTAGCTTCGTCAACTGCCGTTCGTACTCGAATGCCATGCTCGTACTCCTGTTCACGAAAAATGGGAATTACTCAGCCGAAGGCCGGTTGCCGCGCGAGGCTCGCTGGTTGGCGCGCGAGAACTTTTGCTGCATCTCGACAAAGACGGCCAGAACGCGAGTCTCGGAGTCCGGATCGGGGATTTCGTCGATGGAGGCGCGCAAGCCTTCGAGTTCGTTCATCGACGCAACGGACTTGATGCGCTCGATGAGCTGGGCTTCGTTGAGCGGACCGGTGGACTGCTGTTGGGTCTGCTGCGTCGACTTATCCGCGCCTTCATCAGGCTTGTCATCGGTCTTCGGCGTTTCCTTCGCGTTCACGTCGGTTACGTCGGCCTTGGGAGTCTCGGGGTGAGTCTCCGACGGTGTCGCGTTGCCGTTCTGGCGAAGCTTTTCGAGATCGACCGCGTAAGAGCCATCGGGCTGGGGCGTGAGGTCGACAACGTCGCGCTCTTCTTCGCTCGTGCGCCCCATGCCCATCACGATGTCAGGCGCGTGGATGTTGCCGAAGAACGTGCCGGCACGGTACTGGAGCATCAGGTGCTTCATCTCGGTCTGCCACTTGCTGCCGGACTTCGCGTACCAGCCTTCCTCGACCGCCATGCGAATCGATACCGGGGCCGACTCAATGACGGGCAGGCCAGCCGTGCGCGCCTGCGCCAGGGTGTACACACCAGCGGGCATTGGGACGCCCGCAGGAATGGCCCACGCGATGCACTGAAGGTTCTCGACCTGAACTTCCTTCTCGGTCATGTTGTAACGCTTCAGTTCCTTGTTCCACGCACCTTTTTCCTTGTACGTCGCCTTGATCATCCCGAAGTTCTGGATGTCAAAGCGCAGCGGCGTGAAGCGGCGCGAGGCGTTGATCGCGGCGATGACGAACTTGCCCGACCAGCGAAGTTTGCCTTCGATGATGTCGGCGTTTTGCATGACCGCAGTCACCGACATACCGACGGCCTGAGCGACCTCAATCGCCACCAGGCAGTTGCCAATGGCCGCAGGGTTCTCGACCCACTCTTCGACGTTATTCGCACCGCGCTTGAGGTTGTACGCGCGGAACTGGGCGGGCACCGCGTCGCTTGAAGCGAACGCCGTAGCGATGCGCTGTGCGAGCGCGAAACCTTGCGCCGAAAACATGCTGACGGTGATGTCGGATACTCCGACACCAGAGACGGGTTTTTGCGCAACATCGGCGAGCGTGCGCGCGGCTTGTGGGGCATTCATGGATATCAATCCTCTCGGTAGATGCAACGCGACCAGCGGGCGCAATAGCGCTTGCTACACAACACGCTGCTCGGGTTAGGCGGGAAAGTGCCGGCGCGGAACATGTCTGCCGCCAGTTGAATCAGACCCGGCGTCTGCTCGTTTCCGACGAGCACGCGGCGCGCATCAAACACGGGGCTCACTGCAACCGGCGTTTTTGAGCTCGTGCCGAGCGCGATGATCTGCGCGCCTGCTGTGGGCTCTTTCATGGTGTGCTCGTACATGAGCTGGTACGTTCCCGTCTGAGCCGAGCGTGCCTTGATGTTCGCCACGCCGTTGCTCACGACCTTCGAACCCGTCTTCACATCCGGAATGATCGTTCCCGCGTCAGTCTCGGCGGCGCGCGCTCGATCCATCGTGCCGGTCAGGGTGATCGTCACGCCGCCTCCACAGTCGATCTCAAGCGGCGTCAGCGTCATCTCCACAGCGGTGTACTGGAACTGCGGAGCAATCTCGGTGCAGTATTTCGCGGTGAGCGTCAGACCGATGCGTTCCGCCTCTTTGAGCGAGAGATCGTCGCCAGCCACATCCACGTCGTACTCGGGATTGCGCAGAGCGTCCACGAACACGCCGGCCGCATCGTCAGGCGTAATGTCCTCGCCGCGCAGGTGGGCCGCGTCGAATGCGGCGGTGCCGCTGTGGGTCGCACTGCCAAGCAGCGTGCGTACACCTGCAGCGTTTTTCATGCCGAGGAGATACGTGCCTTCGAAACGGTAGGCGCAATCGAAGAATCCGCCGAATGCCGAAGCACGGATGGTGAGGTTGCTCACACCGCACCCCTCGTGCTCACATAGGGAATGTCCTTCAGCGGATCGGTCGCAGCGAGAATCGCAGCGGTGGATACAACCAGAGCGATGATGGCCAGCCAGATCAGCAGGAGTTGGCCCGCTCCTTTCAGAAAGTTTTTCATGGACAGCACCTCTCAGAACCACCACAGTAAAATTCCTGACCGCACACAACTTCCATCGTGTCGACAGGCAGTTCGAAATCCTCATCGCAACAGCAGCAACGGACCTGCCACGTGCCATCCGCCATCTGCCAAGCCGTTCCGTCTTCCTGCAGATCGTCCTCGTGATTAGCGCGTGTCTTTTCTGCGGGGCGCTGGTCGTTAAACCATTGGCCGAAGTCCTTCACTTCACACTTCCATACGGACGAACACGGCGCACAACACGGTTCGACGGATGAAGCAGATAACGGTCGCCGAGTTGTTCTCGGGCGCGTGCAATGCGCTCTTCGACGCTGTCGACATACTCGGCCCACTCGCGCAATGTCTGTTTGCGCTGCACTTCAGCCGCATCGAACATCTTCAGGTTCACTGACATGCCAAACTCCCGGAGAGGAGAAGAAGAACGAAGAGTGATCCCGCGAAACACGATCCCGCGACGAATGCCAAAACCAGATAGAACGGTTCGCAGACTAGAAAGCGCTCGTCGGTTATGTGGTTCATGGTTACCCCGTTAATCAGCAATGCGCTTGGCCCAGCGGCAGGCGCCTTCGAAGCTCGCGAAGCTGAACGTCACGTAGAACGAAGAAGCCACGCGCACGTGCCAGCGACCGCGTTTATAGATGTGCGGCTTCATCTCAGCACCACACGACCCGGCCGTAATCGACCGTGCGCCGGTAGACGTTCTTTCCGAGCCACGTTGTGTATTCCATGTACGCGCAGTCAAGCACGACTATCCAGTTGTGCAGTCTCATGATTCGACCTCGTCTTGCGTGTGTTCCAGGCATTCCGGAATATCGAATGCGTCATAGAGGTAGCGCGTATCGCGTCGGCACTCCGGGCAGTAAAGACGCGGCACATACTCGACGTCTGGCACTGTCAATTCATCCCAAAGTTGGACTCGCATGACCATCTCCGTTGCCAGGATGTTCCATCCTCAGAGGTGACCGTTTGACGCTCGTATAAGGCAACGTTGCGCCGCGCTTTACGTGTCAGGAGAAGCGTTTCACCGGGGCCCGGCCGGTGACGACAAACGATCACTTTTGAAGATGCGGGTTACTCGCGTCCCGCAGCCGAGTGTGTTCAACTTCTTCGGCAGGTGGCCGACGACCCCTCCGTCGGCAAGAGGCCCACGCCTGCGACTGCTCGCGTGGGTGCTGCGGCTTCTCGCCTGTGGGTTCTTTCGAATGACTGAATAACTAAATTGACAATCTGCGGACGGCACGCGCGCGGCAATAGCTGACGTCCTTGCGGTAATAGTCCTGATCGCCGTAGCTGAAGCTCTGATACCAGGCGCACGCGGTGTCGTCCTCGTCTTCCTGGTTCGACCAATACCAATCACGCTTGAATTGATCGCGATGCTTCTCGAACGCAACGGCGAGTTCCACTAGCGTGGGCAAGTCGCCGCCGATGCTTTGCGCCCAGTCGAGCTGCGCTTGCCACTTGGCGTCGTCGTTGTCTCCCGGCAGGAGAATCGTGTGCGTCACGCGACCTGCGCCGTCGATGAAACCGCCCAGATAGATCTCGCCTTCTGCGAGATCGGGAATCTTGATTGTCAAATCGGTGATTTCGGTGGTCATGATCTTCTCCATGCTTTGTGGATTGGCGGGGCGGCAGGAATAGACCTGCATCCCCGATACCTTTGGTGGCGGTTTAGGTGCGGAAGAACTGCGGGGAGTCGATGGGCTCGCGGCGGCACTCGGGCGGCACCATGTCGCCGCGCGTCGAAAGGGGCTTCCACTTCAGGCCGAGCTCAGCGAAGTCTTCAAGCGCCACATAGCGCGTGAGCTTGCCGACGACAAAGGCAACCGTCTGGTTATCGCGCAGCACGCCCGCGTGCTCGGTGCCTGCGTCGATATCGCGAACCGTTCCGTGTTCCATCTCGCTCTCCATGTGTCCCGGCGTGTGCCGTGTTGTGGTGCTGATGAGATAAATCTTAGGTGCGCCTAATCTAACAGTCAAGAGATATTTTAGGCCGACCTTATACCGAGGGCGCAAAAAAGCCCGCCTAAGCGGGCTAAGGGAATCAGATGATCAGTGCGGCGGCGGGCCTATTCGGGCAAGAATTTGGGTGACAGCCAAGATGCTGTTTGCAGCGGCGGCCAGATCGGCGAGCGCCTTTTGGTAGTCCGCCAATGTGAGGCTCCCTGGCGGTTCCGGACGTGGCCGGTAGTCATCAAGTCTTGCCACTACGCTTGCGCGATTGTCTGCTTCTGCCATGCCCATGTTCTTTGCCCTCTTGTCGAATACCGCCAGCCAACCCTTTCGTTGCCTCGACGTCATGTATGACCGAAGCAATGCTCATATCATGTGGTGATTCAGGCGGGATGGATTCTACGGGCAAACCCTGAGCAACTGCGAGGATTTCCTGAACCTCTTTATGAATGGATTGTAAGCGCTTGATTAGTACCGGAATTACCGCCTCACTATTTGAACCGGTAACGTTTGCATCAGGGTTTACAACGATGCCTGATGCATTTTTTGGTGCTCTACCGAACAGAATCCACTCGGGCGTCACGTGTAGTCGACCGCATGCATTGATCAGATGCGCAGCGCGAATGTCCTGCGCCGGTTTGATGTTCCCGGCCGCTATCCACGCAGCCACAGTTGGCGCAGAGACGCCTAAATCCCCGGCAAACCGGTTCGCGTTGCCCTGATATTCCTCGCTTTCCGCGAGGGCATCCTTCAGTCGTTGGTTCCATGTCTTCATGAGGCTAGCCTAATACATTTGCTGTTAGGTGTACCTTGCTTTTTGATATTAGGTGCGCCTAAAATGAAGCCTAGAGGCAACGAGGACTCCGCGATGAACGACGAAGCGAACACCATCATCGACCGCTTGGGCGGGACTACCGCTGTCGCCAAGCTGTTCGATATCAAGCCGCCATCCGTGCACGGATGGCGCTCCGACGGCATCCCGAAATATCGCCTGCAGTTCTTGAGGCTCGTGCGCCCAGATGTTTTCGAGGGTCTCAACGAGAAGTCTGAGGACGTACAAGCGCCCGCCTGACCGCTGTCTCCCAAACCGAGAGCACCACAAGGTGCCGGCAATCTGCATGGGGAAACACGTCTGGACCGGGGGAAATTTGAACGACAACCGAATCGGTGATGGCATGGCACGCGGACGAACAGGCCCGTTTGGGCAACTGACGGCGGAGGTTCCGAAGATTCGGATCGACGACGCCACGAAAGAAGAGCTTGAGCGCCTAGCTAACGAGGCAGGGCTCGGCCTATCAGAAATGATCCGCGAGATGCTCATGGTGCGTGTCTGGGGTCGAGAACATGTAGTGAGGCTACACAGGCAACGCCTCGCGGTGGTGGCAGGCGTTCCCCCCGACGAGGCTGACTAAGTGGCGCTTCGTGGTCTTTACGGAATCGATCATATGAACCAGTTCTGGGTGGGCCTGATCGTGGGCGCCGGCATTGCCACAATTTTCGCCGTGGCGTATGTGCGCGACTACCTGCACGGGAGAGGGTGATGTTGGATGTGCCGGAGCTTAGAGCGATTCCCGGCTTGCCCGGATATTTCGTCTCTCGTGATGGCCGCGTTTTCTCCAATGTTAAGCGCATTGGAAGGCCTAATGGAATGTGGGAAATGACGCCCCAGCCGTACCGCGGTTACTTCAAGTTTATCGCGCTCGGCAAGGCCCATTGGGTTCATCGCTGTGTGGCACTCGCATGGATCGGACGAGGATTGAAAGGACAAGTCGTTTGCCATAACGACAATGACGTGTCGAACAGCAATGACTCCAATCTCCGGTGGGATACCCAAGCCGGAAATATGCAGGACAAGAAAGCAAACGGCACTTACTACTGTGGAGAAACCCATCATTTGGCAAAGCTTACGCAAGCGCAAGTCGACGAAATTCGTCGTGCGTATGCGATGAAAACCGGACATCAATGGGGATGCAGAGAATTTGCCAGACGGTTTGGCGTGAGTTCATCGACCATCTGCCGTGTTTCTTCCGAGAAAAGTTGGAAGGGGGTCTAGCATGCTTGACTTTTTCATAGACGGATTTTTCTACGCGTTACTCGCCGTCTGGTTTGGCTGCGGCTGGAGGTTCCTATGACGCTCTTCGGGATGGTTCTCCTGGGTGTATGCGCCGTGCTTTGCGTTATCGGGGCGCTCGTATGAAACGCGACAAACCACTTTCAGACGACGAGGCTGCGCTCGCCGCGCGCTCTGAGCACGCGAAGCTCGTCATCGCGCTACCGATTGACGATCCGTTCCTGGCCGGCGTGTCTGAACTGCTTCACCGGATTATGGACGCGCAGTCGCTCGAGGTCGCGCGCTGGCAGGCTGGCGATGCGCTTGTTCTGCTGCGCGAGTACGTCAAAAAACAGGGAGAAACCCGTCAATGAGCTACGGATTCGTCTATGTCCTTGGGAATGACGCAATGCCCGGAATCTACAAGATCGGTATGACGGATCGCGCCCCTCGCGAGCGCATGGATGAACTCTCGAAGGCGACTGCGGTTCCGCTTCCTTTCGACTTGGTGATGTACGCCCAGGTGTCTGATCCCAGGGAAGTCGAGGCGGGGATACACGGTGACCTTGCGAAGTATCGGGTCAACTCGTCGCGAGAGTTTTTCAGGGCGCCGCTTGAGGAAATCGGGGACACGATCCGTGCGTATGCGCATGACGTCTGTCATGTGGAATACGCGGTCTATATGTGGCACGCCGAGGCAGATGCGAAGAGGGACTTTCTTCTGAGCCATTTCCATAGCCAAAACCATGACCCGATTTTTTGGCCTCCCCAATGTCGCGGATTCGAAGAATAAGGTGACGATGTGCAAGACGAGTCGCCGCAACTCGAGAACGGTTACACAAGACTGGCAAACGAACTCATGGACGCTCTAATCGGGGCTCGTCTCACGGCGCGGCAGTGGGCCGTCCTTATGGCCGTGATTCGAAAGACGTATGGTTTCAACAAAAAATCCGACGACATTGGCTTGTCGCAGCTCGCGTCAATGACGGGTCTTGCCAAAGCTCACGTCAGCGTCGCCGTGCGCGGCCTCGTCGATCGGCGAATCCTCATTCGAGAGGTGGGAAAGTTCGGCCATCACATCGGCGTTAACAAACGCTATCAGACATGGGTTGAGGTTACTGAATCGGTAACTCCAAAGGCGTCCACGGGAGATGAGGGGGTTACCAAATTGGTAACCCTTAATGCCCCTGAAACCATCGAAATTTCCGACCAAAAAATGGACGAAGCTCAGGCTCCTGGGGTTACCGAATCAGTAACCCCCACCGTTACCGAATCGGTAACCCCAGAAACGCCCTCAGAGGGTTACCAAATCAGTAACCCTGGGGTTACCGAATCAGTAACCCCCACCGTTACCGAATCGGTAACCCCAGAAACGCCCTCAGAGGGTTACCAAATCAGTAACCCTGGGGTTACCGAATCAGTAACCCCCACCGTTACCGAATCGGTAACCACAAAAGACAACCCTTCAAAAGACAACTACCAAAAGACAAAAACCTTCCCTCACTCGCTTCGCGAGCGATTCGACATTTTCTGGTCTCTGTATCCGAGGAAGGTCGAAAAGAAGAGCGCGCAGAAGGCTTTCGACAAGCTCTGTCCTGATGACTCGCTTTTGGAGGAAATTCTCGTCGCTCTCGGAAGGGCTAGCCGCACAGAGCAGTGGAAGCAGAAAAAATTTGTTCCGCATGCGTCAACATGGATCAACAACGCCCGCTGGCAAGACGAACTGACGGTCGACTATTCGCCGAAGCAACTCGAGGTGATCGAGGCGTTCAACGCTTCGCTTGGCGAGCGACTTGGCAATGTCGATCTCGGAGTGTTCGTTGAAGACCGCGCGAGTTTGATCGACGACTTTCTGACCTTCAGCCGCAAAGACCCTGAATTCTGGCGGCGCTATTTCCCGTGGGTTGCAGAGAATGTCGACGTTCCGCCGCGCTGCGGGTTCGAGTGGCTCATCGGGCGCGAAGGATTCACGAAGGTCAAGGGCGGTCAGTTCACGAGGACCGCCGCATGAACGCCCCCGAAAACTTCGACGAAGGCAACGTGCGCGTGCCGCCTCATTCGCTCGAGATGGAGCAATCCGTTCTCGGCGCGCTGATGCTCAAGAACGACGCGTTCGACGTGATCATGAATCTGCGCGCCGAGCACTTCTACCGTTACGAACACCGCATCATCTTCGACGCGATCGCGAAGCTGATCGTGAGCAACCGACCCGCAGACGTGATGACGGTGTACGAGGCGCTGGGTGCCTCTGGCAAGCTTGAGCAAACCGGAGGCCTCAAGTACCTCAACGCCATCGTGGGCAGCACGCCGGGTGCGGCGAACATCGCTCGCTATGCGCAGATCGTGATCGACCGAGCGAAGATGCGCCAGCTGATCTCGGCGGCCGACGAAGTGACGGCCGAAGTGTTCCATCGCAACGGCAAGAGCGTGGACGAGCTGATCGCCTACGCACAGGAGAAGTTCGAGCCGCTGTCGGAAGACCGCGCCGAGGGTCCGCAGTTCCTCGGGCCGTCGCTCTCGCGCGTTGTCGAGCGTCTGGATCGCGAGTATCACGGCGAAGAGCCGATGGCGATCTCCACGGGCCTGAAGGATCTCGATTTCAAGCTCGGCGGAGGCGTGAACGGCGGAGACCTGATCGTTCTGGCCGGTCGTCCCTCGATGGGTAAGACGGCGCTTGCGATGGAGATCGGCGAGCACGTGGCCATCGAGCATCAGCTGCCGGTCGCAGTGTTCTCGCTCGAGATGCCCACCGACCAGCTCACGCGCCGCTCGCTCGCACGCCACGGCAACATGCCACTGCATGTCCTGCGCAATGGCTCGCGCATGTCGGACGCCGAGTGGCCCAAGCTCACGCACGCCGTGCAAGTTGTCTCGGAGCTTTCTCTGGCCGTCGATGACAGCGCGGGCCTCACGCTTGCGGACATTGCGAGCCGCAGTCGCGCGCTCAAGCGCAAGGCTGGGCTGAAGATGATCATTGTCGACTACCTGCAACTCATGACGGGTGGCCCAGATGAGCGGCACGACCTGCGTATCGGCAGCTACTCGGCGGGCCTGAAGGCGCTGGCCAAGCAACTCGACGTGCCAGTGATCGCGCTCTCGCAGCTGAACCGCGCGCTTGAGAATCGCCCGAACAAGCGGCCGATTATGGCCGACCTGCGCGACTCGGGGGCGATTGAGCAGGATGCCGACACGATCCTGTTCCTGTACCGGGACGAAGTCTACAACGAGGATTCGCCCGACAAGGGCGTGGCCGAGATCAACATCGCCAAGCAACGCAACGGCCCGACCGGAACCGCATACACGGCGTTTATCCACGAGCAGGCGCGTTTCGCTGATCTCGCCGGCGGATACATCCCGGTGCCGCGCACGAAGCCGCGCGCAAGCCGCGGTTTCGAGGAGTGAGCCATGCAGTCGAAAAACAAACCCGCACCGACCGCACGCGAGCGAGCGCACATCGCCACGATCAAGCAGATGGCGTGCGGCGTGTGTGGTGCTCCCGGACCGAGCGACGCGCACGAGATCGTGCAGGGTGCCTGGTTCACGTCATTGCCTTTGTGCCGCGATTGCCATATGGGCGATTTCAACGGCATCCATGGCCAGAAGCGGATCTGGTCGGTGATGAAAAAGGACGAGTTGTCGGTGCTCAACGAAACCATCGGGAAATTGCTCTATGGCCACTGAACCCATCGCCTTCGTGATCCTCGGTGAAGCCGCTTCAAAGGCTAATAGCCGCAAGATCGTCACGATCAACGGTCGTCCGTCGAGCATCAAAAGCGAGAAGGCACGCAACTACGAAGCGAACGCGCTGAAACAAATTCCGCCGAAGTTTCGCCTTCAGTTGCGTGGCCCTGTGTGCGTGACGCTGCGCATCTTCTACGCGAGCGAGCGGCCCGACCTTGACGAGTCGGTGGTGCTGGACGTGCTGCAGGACCGGTACAAGACGGTGGGCAAGGGAGAGACGAAGCGGCGAGAACTCGTGCAGAAGGGCATCTACCAAAACGATCGTCAGGTGCGCGAGAAGCACATCTTTCACGCCATCGACCGAAACAACCCTCGCACCGAGATCCTGATCGAGCCGTTGCAGGCACAACAGGATGGATTCGATTTTTCAACCTGCGATTCCGAGGATGCTTTTGCGTGACCTCGGAGATGAAGGCATTAAACCGTGCCGAAATTAGGCGGCTCAAGAAAGAAACTATCGAACTGGAGGAAGCGTGAAAGCATTCAAGGCATTCGCTGCAATTGTAGGTCTGTGTGTTTCGATGCCTATCTGGTACGTCCTTGTTTACAAGATGCTCGCCATGATGCACGCCACGGATGTGATGTGGTTGCTTTACTGGATCTATATGCCTGCGGGAATTCTCGTGTCGATCATCTTCAAAATTTGTGAGTTGGCAGAAAAGAAATAGGTCGATTTTTCAACCGAGCGTCCTGAAGACGCTTTCGCATAGGAGCATCTCGTGATCAAACCCACCATTGGCCGCATCGTCTGGTTTCATCCGGAACAGAGCTATCCGCATTTGGTCCAGCACGACAAGACGCAACCGCTGGCCGCGATTGTGACGTACGTGTGGAGCGACACGCTCGTGAACCTCTCCGTGTTCGATCAGGATGGAAAGCAATACGCCGCGACCTCGGTCTTCCTGCATCAAGGCGATGAAAGCGTTATGACGAACGGACCATACGCCGAGTGGATGCCGTACCAGAAAGGCCAAGCGGCAAAGACAGAAGCCCTAGAAGCAGCGAAGGGCAACGCATAACCCGGCGCGTGACGATCTGGGGCGGCGGAGGTTGCGCGTAAGACCCCGGGGAACCGGAAACATGGAGAGGAAACGATGGGCGCACCGAAGTGGACTGAAGAAGAACTCGCGATAGCGAAGATGATTCACGAGAGCGACAAAACCGTTAAGGAACTGGCTCACCTGTTGCCGGGTCGCCCCTTCTACGGCATCAAGTACATGGTTTCATCAGTCGGAAACGGGATCAAGAAGCGCGGCAATACGTCCGTCGCGATCTCGATCGCGCTGCTTGAGCTTGAAAAGAATCCCGGCCAGACGATCGCTGAGTTGGCCGAGAAAACCGGATTCAATCAAGACCATCTTTCCAGACTCATTCGTCGCCATCATGGAAAGGGGCTTTATGTGTCATCGTGGCGCGTCCACCTTGGTCACAAGATCGAACGGTGGTCGATAGGCGACCTTCCGGATGCACCGAAGCCAGCGCGTCAATCTCTCGATGAAAAGCGCAGGAAGGATCGAACCCGATGGGAAATCTGGTCCGCAAGACGAAATCCGTTCGACGGCATCGTGAAGCAGTTGAATGGCAGGGTGCATGAGCCAACCGGCCCCACTGGACGCGTATTCAAGCAAGACATGACCGGTGAGTCACTGGAAGATCGGAGGAAGGCAGCGTGAACTCAACCGCCGACACTCTGCGAGAACAGTCACGCGCCATTCGCGAGCAGTCCGAGAAGAAACCCGAGCCGCGCAAGGAAACTGCTCGGGAGGGGCGCTGGCGCGTGGAGCGCGAGAAAGCAGCCGAGCAAGCCAAACGCGAACCGCACAAAGGGTATTGAGCTATGAACTCACGAAACTTCGAAACTCTCCTGCTCGAACTCGATCCTGTTGAAATGCGGCTTCACTCTGTGCGCAACCACCATGTGAACGGTCTCGATTACCTGTGCCTGCATCGCTCAGACAAGATGACGGTGAAGCTGTACTTCATCGATCCAGAGACAATTCCGCGAACGCCGGGGGAGTTTCTCGTCACGCCGCATACGCACCGATACGCCTTCGAAAGCACTGTGCTTTCGGGATGTATCTACCACCTTCGATTCGAAGAGTGCGAAGGAAACTACTGGCATCGCTCTCGTTACGTGCCGGAGATTCGCGCGTGCGAGTTTGAGAGCGATACCGGCCTGCGCGTTGTGGACAAGGAAATTCATGAGGTTGGAAGTGAATACTGGGTTGACGTTTCAGAGATTCATACTCTGATCGCCTCTTCCCGTCCGACTCTATTGGGACTGGTTCAGTATTCCGATACGCGCAGCACGTCACAGGTCTATGTCGCCAAGGAAAAGGAGATGATCTATCCGGCTTCACGAAAGCCGACTATCGAAGAGACGCGAGCGCTGCGCGACATAGCTCTGGCAATGATTAAGACGAGCCGATGAGCGCACGGATGAGCGCACGCCTCTACAAAGAATTCGTTCTCTCCGGGCCCGCCGTCTGGCAGCTCGTGAAAGAGCTCGTGCGCGAGCACGCGAAGGCATACATCGAGCGGGGTACGCCGCTGCGCGTGATCTTCACGACTGAAGAGCGGCGACGCAGTGTAGAGGCTAACGCGCACTATTGGGGCTATGTGCTGCGCTCGATCGCCGAGCAGGCGTGGGTGAACGATCGCCAGTTCGACGCCGACACGTGGCACGAGTACTACGCGGGCCTGTACTGCCCTAAGGTCGAGTTCGTGCTGCCCACCGGGGAAATTGCGACGCGGCGTAAATCCACCTCGGAGATGGGCCAGAAAGAGTTCGCCGAGTACGTGACGCGCGTGCAGAGCAACGCCGCGCAGGAACATGCGGTCGAATTCACGAACGGGTTTTGAGCATGGCCCGCATCCCGAAAAGCCTCACCGATGAGCCGAGATGGGAAAAGGGCGACCCGCTGCGCATCCTCCTGAAACGCGAATCGAGAACATGCGCCGGCTGCGCCTACCTGAAGACCGACAGGCTGTTCAACACGACGGCCGTGGCGTGCCACAAGCGAAAGAGGAAAGCGGAGTTGAGCGTCGAGAAGACGCGCAGATGTGAACTTTTCGAAGACGGGAGCACCAAGTGAGAAAGAAGGATCAAAAACCGACGGTGAAGCACCCGGGAATCATGAGAAGCGCGCGCGAGGCGATGGTGTTTGCGCTTAACTACAGCGACCAGCAGTATGCGCTATCGCCGATGGCAGCGTTTCTCAAACGCACCAACGCCGGCTCGGGGCGTGGCCTGAAGGGTCTGGATGGCGCGGGACAGGCCGGGATGTTGTGGGCCGAGATTACGCAGTTGCCGTACTTTCAGGCGCTCGCGCTCATCGCCCGTTGCACGGTACACCGCCTTCCTTGCAAGTGCGGGGCTCCGTGTTGCTGTGGTTGGCGGGCGAACGAGCTGTGGCGCGAAACCACGAGCCAGCTGTGCGACCACGTGGCGCCCGCGCTCTCCGGTCACCTCTCGAACCGGCGCCTGCGCCTGGCCTCGACCGAGAAGGTCTTCGACGCGAAGATCACGCTCGACGAGGTGGCGGAAAAGGTGGGAGTGTCCAAATCCACCGCGGCGCGCCAGCACGCGAAGATCAAGGATTTTCTCAGGACGCTTGAGCACCAGGGTTGGGAAGCGCTCACCGCCGCGCTTGAGGAAAAGGGGATGCTCATCGACGTGAACGCCGTGGCGACAGCTTGACGACAACAAAAACGTGTCATATGATCCTTTTTCGATACGTTGGACCAATGTCCCTAGAGCCCTGACCGCGAAAGCTGTCGGGGCTTTTTGCTTTTGCGGGCTTGGCCGAATGGCTAGGCTGCGGCCTTCCAAGCCGTCCATGCGAGTTCGATTCTCGCAGCCCGCTCCAGTTGTCTCCATGTCGGACCCTTCGTCCGATTTTCACGCCCGCCTTCCAGCAATGGTTGCGCGGGCGTTTTCTCTTCAAGCGCCAATGACCCAAAACCCGTGGCGAGGCCGCTTTCGCGACCCGTGGAGGCCTCGGCCGCACCTGTTCCTGTGGAGCGGCCAGTGGTACTGCCAGGGCCTCGGGTGGACGGTTTTTGGCGCAACCCCGCAACAAGCATACGAGCACTGGAAAGCCCGCCCAGCGCTCCCCGATCCCAGGGCAAAAACCAGGAGATTGTGATGGCCAAGAAAGGTGGCGGACTGATTCATGACGCGGGCAAGGGCTCGATGGGCGGCGCGAAGGGCTCCAGCATGAGCCAGAACACGTCGGTCGGCAGCGGCGCGCGCCCCACGCGCTCGCGCATTCCGATCGAGACGAGCTCGCCGCGCGACCAGTGCGGGCTGGACGGCCGGAAGACCAAAGGGGCGCTGAAGTGAGTCTGCGCGATGAATGGCTGCGGCTTTGCCAGTGCGAACTGGATGCCGCAGCTTCGATGGACAAGGCCATTCGGTCCGGCCAGCCGGCCGATGACTTGAGTTCGGCATGGCGCAAGTCTGTCCGGGAGCGCGACGAATTTGGCGAACGGCACGGCTTTCGCCTGATGCTTTCGAACAGCCATACCCTCGATCTCGCGAAACTATGACCCAGCATCTCAAGATCGAGCGCCTGCCCGCGCCCCTGAAGGCCGAAGTCGAGCGCCTGTGGGCGCTCTACAAGCGCGACACGTGCTTCATGACGTTCGATGAATGGATCGTGGCCAGCCAGACCGAGCCGGGCCGCAAGATCATGGCGCAAGCGGTGGAGTCGACCATCGAGCGGCGCGAACGGTTTGACCGGGCGGTTGGCGGTTACTCGGTGGAGCGGTGATGAAACCCGTCAAGCAAAGCAAGCTGTACACGCCCGATGCGATCCACAACGGGAACTGCCTCGCGGCCGCCTACGCATCACTGCTCGAACTGCCGCTCTGGATGGTGCCGCCGTTCGAAGATATGTTCGGACGCTGCGAATGGTACGAACGCATCGATGAATGGCTCGCGAAGGCGCACGGGCTTGAGCGCGTGCGTCTGGATGGCCACCCGGTGGCCGATCTGCCTGAGTTCTATCTCGCATGTGGCATGTCCCCGCGAGGCGTGCTCCACGCGGTGATCTACAGCAAAGGCGAGCTCGCGCACGATCCGCACTATTCGGACGCGGGCATTGCCGAGGTGAAGAGCGTCGAGTATCTGCGTCCCATCGGAGAAAAGGCAGATGTCCCGGCGAGCTGATTTCGACTGGGAAACCATCCGTGCCGAGTACGAAGCAGGTAGCAGTCAGGTAGCACTCTCGAAGAAGCACGGCTGCAGCAGGGGTGCTATCCAGAAACACATTGCCGCAGAAGGCTGGGCGCAAGATGTGACGCCCGTCATTCAGCGCAAAGTGGCAGAGAAGGTAGCAGGCGTAGTAGCAGGATGCAGCCCCGAAAAAAAGGCTGCTGCGCTCGATGAGGCCGCTGATCGCACCGCCGCTGTTGTCACGCGGCACCGTGACGAGTGGGACGACCACAAGCAGCTCGTGACGAACGCGATCGCCGAGCAGGACTTTGGCAAAGCCAAGCTCGCGAAGATCACCGCAGAGACCCTGAAGATTCGCCAGGACGGCGAGCGCAAGGCATGGGGTCTGGATTCAGGCCAGCGCACCGGCGATATCAACGTCTCGATCAATGGCGACGACGAAGGCGTCCTATAAGCCGACGGCCAAGCAGTCCGAGGCGCTGCGCACAATAGGCTCGGACGCGCTTCACATCCTGCTCGAGGGCGGGAGCCGCAGCGGCAAGACGTTCATCGCGTGCCGCGCCATCGTCGTTCGGGCACTCGCCGCCGCCGGCTCACGCCACGCGATCTTCCGGTTCCGCCTGAACGCCTGCAAGGCCACGATCGGTCTGGACACGCTGCCCAAGGTCTTCCGCATCTGCTTTCCTGAGGTCGAGTACAAGCTCGACAAGCAGGACTGGGTTTTCAGGCTCCCCAACGGCTCGGAGATCTGGCTCGGTGGCCTGGACGACAAGGACCGCACCGAGAAGATTCTCGGTATGGAGTTCGCCACCATCTACCTGAACGAGTGCTCGCAGATTCCACAGGCCTCGCGCGAGTTGGCGATCACGCGTTTGGCGCAGAAGTGCACGCACAAGGTCGGTGGTGTGGAGAAGTCCCTGCGCCTGAAGATGCTCTACGACTGCAATCCGCCGTCTCAGGCGCACTGGACGTACCAGCTCTGGCATCGCAACTTCGATCCTATCTCGAAGCAGCCCGTGAACGGCCAGGACTACGCGAAGCTGCAGATGAACCCGCGCGACAACGAGGAGAACCTCGCCGCGGGATACATCCAGACGCTCGAAAAGATGCCCGCGCGCATGCGCCTGCGCTTTCTGGAGGGGCAGTACGGCAGCGTCACGGCCAACGCGCTGTGGAACATCGAGAGCATCGAGCAGCGCCGCGTCGAGGAAGTGCCGGTGATGCAGCGCATCGTTGTGGCGATTGACCCCTCGGGCGCTGACGATGATGAGCCCGGAGAGCACGACGACATCGGAATCATGGTCTGTGGCCTCGGCACCGATGGCGAAGGCTACGTGCTGGAGGACCTGACGATCAACGAGGGGCCGACTACCTGGGGCAAGGTCGCAACGGCCGCCTACGAGCGGCACGCAGCAGACCTGATCGTTGGCGAGACGAACTTTGGTGGCGGGATGGTCAAGTTCGTGGTGCGTGCTGCAAAGCCCGGCGTGCCGTTCAAGATGGTTACCGCAAGCCGCGGCAAGGTCGTGCGCGCCGAGCCGATTTCTGTGCTCACCGACGAAGGCAAGATCAACTTCGCCGGCAGGTTTCCCGAGCTCGAAGAAGAGCTTTGCGCCTTCACCACCACCGGCTACACGGGCGGCTCATCGCCGAACCGAGCGGACTCGATGATCTGGGCGATGACGGAACTCTTCCCGGGCATGACGCGGGCCGAGAAGCCCAAGCGCGAGTTCAAGCGCACCACGATCCAGACGGGTGGTGGTGGCAATGGGTGGCTCGCTGTATAGCGCAGCGCAGCAAATTCTTTCGAGTTTTCCCGGGAAAACACTTCATTTTCTATTGCGATGCAATACAGATCCTTTCGTTTCTGGTCGCCTATCCATGGGTGCCAGGCGGAGCGCCTATCCATGTACGACAAGCACGGCGGTGAGTTCTTCGTGATCCTGCCGATGGAGGGCTCGTCGCGTCAGAACAAGCTCGATCGCCAGCGCGCGCTCGAAGCGATTGCCGATGCGATCGACGCGGGCGAGCAACCGGGAGTGGTAAGCGTATGACGAAGTACACGATGATCCTGCTGCTCGTTCCTGACGATGAAAAAGACCAGGTGCGTTTCACCGACGGCTCCATGCATGTTGATCTTGTGCAGCATGTTGGTGGCGAGGAGCAGGACTGCGCCGCTCTTCTTCATCGAACCTCGATTGATGTGGTCGACATGCTGAAGAGCAACCGGGAGTGATCAATGTCGCGTAGAACTGATGCATTGAAGCAAAAGTGGGAAGACCAGCTTCAGAGCGATAGAATTTCGGCCCATCATGTCGACGAGGTCTACGCCCTGTGCGCGGAGCTCGAGAATGAATTGGATGAGATTAGATCGAGGAATAGTCTGTATCAGGATGAGCGCGTGTTCGCCGTTTTGCACGAAAAGAAGTACGCCGTTTTGGCTTACGACATCTGCATCGACGATCTGCGCTGGAAGTGGTGGGGACGGTTTATCGCCGACGCACCAGCCGAGAAGGACGTATACGACGATAACGGTAAGCCTCAGGCGCCCTACGTCGAAGAGTTCGGCAAGGTTTGTGTCCCGTTCAAGTGGCTTCAGGACCAAGGCTTGATCAAGCATGGCTGAGAACGCCATCGGCATGCCCTCCAACGTCCCGGGCAACGAGAAGAACATGGCCGGCACGATGGAGCCGCCCGGGAACGCCAAGGGCACGCTCACGCCTCAGGAAAAGGCGGCCGAGACGCGCAAGCGCCGCGAGGACGAGCGCAAGATCCTCGAAACCGCGCGCAAGCGCTTCAAGCGCTCGATGGACCGCGAGAGCGAGAACCGCAAGGCGGCGAACGAGGATCTGGAGTTTCTCGCCGGCAAGCAGTGGCCCGACGACATCAAGCAGCAGCGCGCGAACGACAAGCGCCCGTGCCTGACGATCAACGAGCTTCCCACGCTCGTGCATCAGGTGTCGAACGACATTCGCCAGAACCGGCCGGCGGTCGCCATCAGCCCGGTGGGCGAAGCGGCCGACAAGGACGGCGCGAAAGCTTTTGCGGGGATGATTCGCGATATCCAGCGCAAGAGCGAAGCCGATATTGCGCACGACACCGCGGTAACGAGCGCGGTCAATATCGGGTTCGGTTACTGGCGCATCGACACCGAGTACGAAAGCTCGAAGAGCTTTAACCAGATCATCCGCGTGAAGCGCATCCGCAATCCGTTTCGCGTGTATGCGGACCCCGAGCGCCAGGAGCCGGATGGCTCGGACATGGGCTGGTGCTTTGAGACGGACCTCATTACGCGCGACGAGTACAAGGACAAGTACCCCGACGCCGACCCGCTTGGCTGGACCGAGAAGGGCATTGGCGACGAGCTCCAGCCGTGGATCCAGAAGGACTACGTGCGCATCGCCGAATACTGGACGCTCGAGCACGAGATGAAGCGCCTCGTGCAGCTATCCACGGGTCACGTGGGGTTCTACGACGATCTGGACGAGAGCGTTAAGGCCGCTATCGAATCAGACAAGATCGAGATCCTCAACGAGCGCGAAGCCGAGGTGCAAAAGGTCGTGTTCCGGCGCATCACGGGGCTTGAGGTGCTTGAAACGAAGTCCTGGCCCGGACGCTGGATTCCGATCATCGAGGTGGTGGGCGAAGAGCTGGACGTGAACGGCAAGGTGATCCGCAGCGGCATCATTCGCAACGCGAAGGATTCGCAGCGCATGATCAACTACTGGAACAGCGCCAAGACCGAGTTCATTGCGCTTGCGCCCAAGAGTCCGTGGGTGATGGCTGAAGGACAGAAAGAAGGCCACGAGTACGAGTGGGACAACGCGCATCGCCAGAACCTCGCGGTGCTCGAATACACGATGGTTGAGGCACCCACCAGCGGCGCGATCGCACCCCCGCCCCAGCGCCAGCCGATGGCGGGTGTGCCGGCGGGCATTGTCGAGGCCGAGCAGACGGCGCAGCAGCATCTGCTTTCAACCACCGGCGTGCGCTACAACGCGAGCGCCGCGGACCGCATCTACGACGAGTCGGGCAAGGCGCTGCACGAGATCCGGCGCAACACCGATATCGGCTCGTTTCACTTTACCGACAACTTCTGCCGCTCTCTGCGCCACGAAGGGCGAATCCTCGTGGACCTGATCCCCAAGGTGTACGACGTCAAGCGCGTGGTGACGATCCTGCGCGAGGACGACACCGAAGAGCAGGTGACGCTCGACCCCGAAATGGGCAAGCCGGTGATGCGCAACCAGAAGGCGCAGCAGCCGTACGCGCGCTTTATCTTCGATCCATCGGTGGGCGAGTATGGCGTGACGGTCACCACGGGCCCGAGCTACGCAACCAAGCGCATCGAGGCGGTCGAGCAGCTCTTGCGCTTTGCTGCGGCGCTCCCGCAGCAGGGCGCGCTCATCGCGCACCTGATCGCCAAGTACAGCGACTGGCCGGGCGCCGACGAGGCGTATCGCGTGCTCACGCGCGCGCTGCCGCCGAACCTGCAGGCGCCGGACATGAAGGACATGCCGCCGCAGGCCGCGGCGATGATCCAGTCGCTCATGACGCAGCTTCGCCAGATGACGGTCGAGAAGGTGCAGATGCTTCGCGACCTCACCGACCAGCGCGCGGACCGGGCGGTCAGGCAGGACAAGATCAACAAGGACTTCGAGGCCAAGCTTCTCAAGGTGCTTTCCGACGCAAAGACGAAGCTTGTCGACATTGGTGCGCAAGACGTGCGCCATCTGCGGGAGATCGAGGCGCAATCCATGTTGCCCGACTCCGCATCGAGCGGTGGCGCTGCCGACGGCGCGCCGAGCTTTCCCAACAATCCCGCCGCGCTTCCTGTGAGCCCAGTGGGACAACCCAGTTTTACGCAGTAACCGACACCGCGACGGATCTTCGCGGACAACCCCAGCAGGTCATGGCGCCGAGCGTTGGCAACGCCCGGTGAGCTTCCTGTTGTCTGGAGCCAATGCAATGAGCGATGTGAATGCAGTAGCAGGCGCAGGTGAAGCGGGTTCGACTGGCGGCGAGGGTGCCGAGCTGACGAACACGGAAGTAACCGGCGCAACGGGTGCTGACCAGGGTGGTCAAGGAGCAGGCGAAGGCGCTGGCGCAAGCGGCGCAGCGGGTAACGAAGGCGGTGAGGGTGGTGGCGCATCGGGCGCGGGTGAAGGCGGTGCAGGCGAGGGTGCAGGTGAAGGCTCTGGTGCTGCGCAGCCCAAACCCGAAGATGACGTCAACAAGCGCTTTTCCAAAATCACGCGCGAGCGTGACGAGGCGGCGCGGCGCGAGCGCGAGGCGAACGATAACCTGCGTCGCGCGCTTGAGGCGCTTGAGCGTGCAAACGGCGGCAAGAAGCCGGATGCGCCGGCCGATAAAACGGCGCCGGCGGATGACATCGGCGCAGAGCCAACGCCGCCCGAGTTCATCGACCCCGAGCAGTACCAGCGCGATATGGCTGAGTACACGCGCAAGGTCACCGAACGCTCCGTGAAGATGCAGTTGCGCGAAGCGGAAGTGCGCCGCCAGACCGAAGCGACCGAGAAGTCGAATCGGGAAGCGGCGGCCGCGCACGCGCAAGCCTGGCAGGGACGGCGCACGAAGGCGCTCGAAGAGATGCCCGACTACGCCGAAGTCGCTGAAAACCCCGCCGTGCACGTGTCCCAAACGATGGCCATTGCCATCACCTCGAGCGAGAACGGACCGAAGCTCGCTTACCACCTCGGCCAGCACCCGGAAGTCGCGGAGCGCATCTCCAGGATGGCGCCCGCGTTGCAGTTGATGGAGATGGGCAAGCTCGAAGCGCAGATCACCGCTCCCAAGGCGCCCGCAGTCTCCAAAACGCCCCCGCCTATCAAGCATCAGGCCGGCGCGGGCACGCCGCAAAGCAAGTCCGCCGACGAGATGTCGATGGAGGAGTACGCGGCGTCGCGACAAACCCACTAAACCTGCGGTCTATTGAAGCAAGAAAGCCCCGCCATCCGAGCGGGGCTTTTGCATTTCTGCGGCCGCGATTCAAGGAACTAGATCATGAGCAATAACCAGGTGCTCACGCCGAGCATCATCAGCAAGGAAACGTTGCTGATCCTCTCGAACAATTTGGTCGCGGCCAGCAAGGTCAACCGTCAGTTCGAAAACCAGTTCGCCAAGATCGGCACCACGCTCACCGTGCGCAAGCCGAACCGCTACAAGGTCACCTCGGGCCCGGGTCTGCAGATTCAGGACTCGGTCGAGCCGTCGACGTCCATCACCATCAGCAACCAGAAGCACGTGGACTTCCAGTTCAGCTCGCAGGAACTCACGCTCGTGATCGAGGAGTTCTCCGAGCGCTACCTGAAGCCCGCTGTCGAGCCTCTGGCGAACCAGATCGACTACGACGTGATCGGCAACTGGCCGAGCGTGTTCAACGAGGTTGGCACTCCGGGCACGCTGCCCAACAGCTTCGCCACCGGTATCCAGCCCGTCGGCCAGCGCATGGACGAGGGCGCCGTGCCGCAAGCGGGGCGTGTGATGATTCTCAACCCGGCCGCGTACTGGTCGTTGGCGGCAGGTCTCGTGGGGCTGTACGTGCAGTCCGTGTCCGAGCCGGCTCTGAAGGGCTATCTGGCCAAGATCGGCAACTTCGAGATCTACCTCGACCAGAACATCCAGAACCAGACCGTCGGCGCGTACGCCGGTTCGGGTGTGGTGAACGGCGCGAGCCAGACGGGCTCCTCGCTCGTCACCAACGGCTGGACGGCCAGCATCACGGGCCTCCTGAACGTGGGTGACGTGTTCACGATCGCCGGCGTGTTTGCGGTGAACCCGCAGAACCGTCAGTCGACGGGCGCGCTGCAGAACTTCGTGGTGACGGCCACGGCGAACTCGGACGGCTCGGGCAACTCCACGATCTCGATCTACCCGCCCATCACGCCCACGGGTGCCTACCAGACGGTGTCCAACTCGCCGGCCAACAGCGCGGCGATCACGGTCAAGGGCACGGCCAACACCACCTACGCGCAGAACCTCGCGTTCGTGAAGGATGCGTTCGGTCTCGTGACGGTCCCGATGGAGCTCTTTGACGGCGTCGATTTCAAGGCGCGTCAGGAGTACAAGGGCATCAGCCTGCGCATCATCCGGGCGTACGACGTGAACAACGATGTGGCGCCGTGCCGCGTCGACGTCCTGTACGGGGTCTCCACGTTCTATCCGGAGCTCGCCGTCCGCCTCACGAACTGATCCCCACCGTCCATTGACCTTGAGGCCCCGCCGCGCGCGGGGTTTTCGCTTTTCAGGAGCACATCATGACTTTTGGTACTGACTTGCCCAAGCAGTTGTCCGACCAGAACTCGCTGGGCACGCAACTCGGCGCTGCGGCGAGCGACAAGATCGGTTTCTTCGGCGCGACGCCCGTCGCACAGAACGGTGCGCCGGCAGGCAACGTCCATACGCCCACGCCCGGCACGACGACCGCTGCATACGTCAACACGACCTATGACGGCTCGATCGGGTCGACGGCCTACACGGTTGGCGACCTCGTCGCCGCGCTGAAGACGCTGGGCATCCTCAAGTCGTAACCGGTCTTCTCCACTGCGGCGCAGCCTGCCGCACCTGGCCGGGTCGCTCCCGGTCGGGTCTTTTGGAATCCACAAGATGACTCTACGAATGCTCAACGACCGCATCGCGGTCCTGGAGATCAAGCCGCCGACGGTTTCTGAAGGCGGCATTTTTTTGGGCGAAGCCCCGCTTGATGGTGGCTTTGTGAAAGAGGGCGTCACAGGCGTGGTGCTCGCTGTGGGCCCCGGCGCGCGCCTGCCAAGCGGAGAGCGTGACTCGATGTGGGACATCGAAGCGGGCCAGACGATCCGCTACTCGCCCGTGCTCGCGCACCGCGAGGAGATCGACGGCGAAGAGGTCACGATCATCAAGCGTGACTCGGTGTTTGGGGTGCAGGAATGAAGCGCTGCATGCGTCCGCTGATGCCAATGCCCATTCACCTCGCGCTGTTCGTGAGCGCAGATGCGTACTTTCGCGAGTGCCGGCGCCTGAAGATTAACGGCGCCGATGCGTTCGTTCCGAACGATTCGAATGCGTGCTGCCACTACTTCGAGAACGACACGACGGGCATGACGTACGCGATGGTCTGCGTCGATCTGAAGAAGATGGAAGGCAAAGACGGCATCGGCATCGCGTCGACCATCATCCACGAGTCGGTGCACATCTATCAGGAGTGCCTCTCGTACATCGGCGAGAAGAACCCCGGCGATGAGTTCGAGGCTTACTCGATTCAGCACATCGCCGAGCAGCTGCTGCGCGCCTACGTGGAGCTCACGTCATGACCCAAGACAAGCCAGTCATCCTCTTTCAGGTCCACGTGATGGACACCGACGCGGGCCACGAGATCCCCATCGGCCCCGCGATGGATCGTCAGGAGCCGCTCGAGGACTTCTGCGAGCAGACCAACCTCGCCATTCTGCGCAAGAAGATTACGGGCTGGCGAGACGCCCACATCGTTTCGTTCGTCAAAGAAACACACTAGGAGAAGTGCATGTCCTTTTCTGAATACCCCAAGGCTATGAAGCACCCCGCGCACCGCGCCGCCGTCCTCTCGAAAGACGAGGTCGTGAACGGCAAGATCATCAAGGCCCCGCCCGGCTCGCCCGAGAAGTTCCCCGACGTGTTCGTGAACAACGCCGATCAGGAGCAGCAGTACGCGGCACTCGGCTACGTGCCCAACGGTGTCTCGGACCCGGAAGCGTACCGGCGCGCGATGACGAACAACGAAGAACCCGCCGGTCACCAGCACCACGAGTATCCGCGCTACCTGTACCAGCCGCACGCGAGCGGCGAGCACGAGGTTTCCGTGGGCGCCGATACGGTTGCCGTGCGCAGCGTGCTCGTGAATCACGAGGCCGCTCACAAGGCGCTGCGCGGCGAGTGGTTCGAGACGCCCATGCATGCCGCTGAAGCGGCGCTTGCTCCGACTGGCGCAGATCTCGAAGAGGAAGAGGACTTGCCTCCCGAGGATCCGCCGACAAACCCCGACGTGCCACCGCTGGAAGAACAGCAAGCGCCGCGCAACAAGGGTGGCCGTCCGCGCAAGAATCCTGAGGTCGCGTAATGTCCACCGCCCAGGCGCTCATCCTCGCTGCGTACCAGAAGATCGGCTACTACGCGGCCACCGAAACGATGACGGCCGCTGACTCGGCGCTTGGGTTGCAGCAACTGAACATGATGCTCGACCAGTGGAGCAACGAGCCGCAGGCGTGCTTCGCGATCACCGAGCAGAGCTTCGCCATCCAGACGGGCAAGTCCCAGTACAGCATCGGCACATCAGGTGGTGCGGACGTGAACGCCACTCGCCCCATTCGCGTGATCGAGGGCCCCGGCGCGGCCTACGTGCAGGACTCGAACGGCAACAACTTCCCGGTGAGCGTGGTCACGCGCCAGGACTGGAACCAGATCGGCAACCGCAGCGGACTCACTCAATCGAACCTGCCCACGGTGCTTTTCTACGATCCGCAGATGCCGCTGGGGCTGATCAACCTGTGGCCGCAGCCGAACTCAAGCGGCTACACGATGTACTTCGACTCGTACCTGCAGCTCGCGGACATGGCGTCGCTCACCGTGAACTTCTCGCTTCCCCCGGGATATGAGGCTGCGATTCAGGACTGTCTGGCGCCGCGCCTATGGCCCTTCTGCTTTGTTGGCAAGCCCCTGCCGCCCTACATCGAGAAAGACGCGCGCACGTCGCTCGCAACGGTCAAGCGCGCGAACAAGCGCAACAACAAGGCGCAGATGGATCCGGAGCTGTTCCCGGATCGCGCGAACGGGACGTACAACATCTACAGCGATTCGTGGTCTTCATCGAGAGGTTAGCCATGAAGAAACAAAGCCCCATGCAAATGCGCAAGGAAGCCGCCAAGCCCAAGGCCGAGAAAAAGGCCGAAAAGCCCAAAACGGCAATGGACCGCTACGCCAAAGATCGCGCAAGCAAGCCAGCGCCGGCCGCCGTGATGGTGGGCGAGATGCACGACCCGCACATGGACGTGCACACGCTCTCTCGCGCTGACGAGATCAAACGCAACCCGACGCGCCACCGCGCCGCGAAGCAGGCGGCCAAGGCGCAGATCAAGAAGCTCTCGGGCATCGCGCAGTGAAGTCCCCCATCTTTGGCGGTGAGTTCATCGCGCCCACGCGCGACATCGCCTACAACCGGGCAATCAACCTGATCCCGGAGCTGGTCGATACGAAGGACGGGAAGGCCGTGGGCGGCATGTACGGCGCGCCCGGCTACACGCTATTTGGCTCGGTAGGCAGCGGCCCACTGCGCGCGCTCTACACCGCCACGAATGGCGCGCTTTACGCGCTCAGCGGGAACGAACTCTATAGCGTCAATTCGTCCGGTGCGGGCACGACGCGCGGGAGCCTGAGCACGAGCACGAGCGGGCCGGCGCAGATGACCGATAACGGCACGAACAACCAGCTCCTGCTCGTTGATGGAGTCGCCGCCTACTGCCTGAACACCAAAACTGGTGCGTTCACCAACGCACTTTCTGGCGTGCCGGGTGTGACGCCCGCGGTGCTCGCTTACCAGGACGGCGTAGCGGTCATCAACTACACGGGCACCAACCAGTGGTACCAGACGAATCTGGGGGACCTTTCGACGATTCAGGCGCTGAACTTCTCGAGCGCCGATTCGACGCCCGACCCAATCGTTTCGATGTTCGACCTTCACCGTGAGGTCTGGCTGTTCAAACAAAAGGTCATTGAAGTGTGGGTCAATGGTGGACTCAATGGATTTTTGTTTCAGCGGCTTCAGGGCGTGCAGATTCCGGTGGGGTGCGCAGCTCCCTACTCGGTTGCGCGCATTGGAGACAGTCTGGTGTGGCTCGGAGGTGATGAGCAGGGCAGCGGCATCGTCTACCGTTCCAACGTCTATCAGGCCGTGCCGATCTCCACGCACTTCATCGCCGAAGTGATTCAGGCAATGCCCGTCATCAGCGATGCGATCGGCTTTGTCGAGCAGACCAACCAGCACTGGTTTTACTGGCTCATCTTCCCGACTGCCGGGCGCACGTTCTGCTATGACGGCACCACGAGACTCTGGCACGAGAGAGCGTACTTCTCGCAGGGAGTCTTCAGCCGCCACCAGGCGAACTGTCATGCGTTTGCGTATGGCCAGCACCTCGTGGGGGATTACCAGAGCGGCAACATCTATTCGCTGAACTGGAACGTCTATACCGACAACGGCAACACGCGGAAGTGGTTGCGTACGTGGCGCGCGCTGCCTCCCGATCAGGTCTCGGAAAGCCCGCTCACGTTCAACTCGCTGCAAATCGACATGGGCACGGGCATCAATGTGCCGCCGGGCGCTTTACCCCAGTACATGCTGCGGTGGTCCGACGATGGGGGCTACAACTGGTCCAACGAGATGTGGACCAACAATAACCTTCAGGGCGCGACGAACCCGCGGATCATCTACCAGCGCCTGGGCGCGACAAAGCGCGGTGGCACGTATGACCGCGTCTTCGAACTCTCCGGCATCGACCCGGTACCGATCCAGATCATTGGCGCCTACGTGGATGCTTCATGACGTACCCGATTCAGGGTGGCTTCCCGAACTGGTCGGCTCCGTTCACTGATGCGAATGGCCGTCTCACCCGGGACGGCATGTATCTGCTGCAGCTGCTGTTCAACCGTACGGGAGCGGCGCCCGGGGATTTCCTGAACGAAATCTCCTCCCAGTCCCAAAGTCTGCCAGTCCTCTTTTCAGACGAGAGTGGAGACGGGGATGCGCTAGTCATTCCGGGGCCCGTGGGTCCAATGGGTCCTCAAGGCCTGCAGGGTGCCCCCGGCCCCGCGCTTGTGCTCGATATCGCGGACGCAGACGAACCGATGATGCGCGCCGGCCTGGTTTCTCCAGGCGGCTGGTTTGACGAGAAGGGTAGCGGTGGTACGTACGGTTTTGCCAGTGGCGTCGATTTCACGGGCGGCACCACCACGAGTCTCACGCTTTCCCAGGGCTATGGCTCGCAGGCCAACCTGATCGTGACATTCGATAGCGCGTGGCAAGGCGCTGACCAGTTTTCCTTAAGCGGCAAGACGCTCTCATTCACTTCGGCAATTCCCGTTGGCGTAGGCAAGGTCTACGTCAAAGGGTTTCTCATGCCCCAGTAAGGATTCCCCATGGCTTCGAACAAAGTGGTCCGGTTCGGTCCGGTGGCCCTTGGCACGTCCGCGGCAAACCTCATCAATCCGCCAACCCTCAGCGGGGGCGCGGGGCTCTCGGGAACGAACTCGAATGCCTACGTGATCATCCGCCATCTTCGCGTCGTCAATAAATCCGCCAACGCAGCGAGCGCCTCGCTTTACATCGGCGCGAGCGGCGCCTCTGCCGCAGGGACCGAATTTGCGTTCAACAACACGAGCATTCCGGCAAACGGAAACTCGGGGAACTACGTCGACTGGTACGGAGCGGTTCGGCTTGATGTGGCGGACTTCCTCACTGGCCTGGCCTCTGCTGCCACAGCGTTGGTAATCGAAGGTGAAGGGGAGGTAGGTGTCGCATGAAGATCGCCATCGAATCTTTCACTCGAGAACTTGCGGACGAGATTGTTCCGCTTGGCCAGCAAAGCTGGGATGAATGTTCGGAGATCAAGAAAGACACCTGCGCCTATCACGGGCAGCGCGGCCTTCCGATTGATCCGGATATTGACCAGTACCTGTATCTGGCCGAGAACCATTCATTGATCGCAATGACGCTGCGTGACGAGGGAAATGTTTTGCGCGGGTATGCGCTGCTGATCCTCTATAGAAGCCTGCATCTGAAGACCGAATTGTGCGGGAACGTCGATACGTTCTATGTGCAGCCAGATCATCGTCTTTCCATGCCGCGCTTCATGTCCCAGATCGAGGACACGCTTCGCGGGCGAGGCGTCAGCATTATTGGCTGGCCGGTCACGAGGACCGGAAAGATGTACGAGATTCTCCAGCGACGCGGTTATATAGCCGACGACGTGGTGATGGAACTCAAACTCAAAGACCTTCCGCGAGGTGAGCCATGTGCGTAGCTGCTGCAATAGCAGGAGCAGGGCTGGCAGGCAGCATTGGCAGTGCTGTCATTGGATCCAATGCGTCCCAAAGTGCCGCGGACACGCAGGCAGCAGCTTCCGGAAATGCCACGGCCGCTCAACTGGCGATGTTCAATACGACGCAGAGCGATCTGCAGCCGTATATGAACACGGGCAACAATGCGCTCACGTCGCTGCAGAGCTTCAACAACGGTCCAGGGCAGCAGCAATATCCGGGTTTCTCGTTCAACTACAACCCGGCAAGCGATCCCGAGTACAACTTCCTGCTACAGCAGGGCGGCAACGCGATCACGAGCCAGGCTTCGGCATTGGGTGGCGTGAACTCGGGCGCGACACTGAAGGCGCTTTCCGATTACGGCCAGCAGACAGCTCTCGGCTCGTACCAGAGCGAGTTCAACAATTCGCTGAATTCGTACAACACGAACTTCAACACCTGGAATTCGAACCTCAACAACATCTTCAGCCGCCTGTACAACACGGCCTCGCTTGGCGAGAACGCGGCGGCGGGCGTGGGCAACGCGGCGATCCAGACGGGCCAGTCGATTGGCAACAACATCATCGGCGCTGGCAACGCGCAGGCGGCCGGCACGGTGGGTTCGGCCAATGCCCTCTCTGGTGGTCTGGTTGGCGGTGCCAGCAGCCTGACCAGTCTCCTGAGCAACCAGGCGTTCCTAAATTCGTTCAATGGTGGCGGTGGTGGTGGAAATTATTCCCCCTACAACACACCGGCTATGTCGAATGAACCGGCTCTTCAGTGAGATAAACGATGCCCGTCGACGCAAATATCCCGCTCGCGGTGGCGAATCCGCAAGAGCTGCAGCAGCTCGCCTACCGCAACCAGCTCGCCCAGATGCAGGTCGAGCAGGCCCAGCAAGCGCAGCAGCAGAACAACGCGCTGCTCGGCATCCTGAAGCAGCCCGGAGCGCTTGGCGACAATGGCCTGCCTACGCCAGCCACGATTGGCCGCATCACGCAGGTCAACCCCGAGGCGGGCTTCAAGATCCAGAACCAGTTGGCGACGATCGAAGAGAACAAGCAGCGCGCGATCAGCAACTCGATCAATCAACGTTTGCTGGGCATGAACATCGCCGACAAGCAGCACGACCGTCTGGTCGATATCGCAACGTCTGCGCAACAGCGCTATGAAGACCTCGTGGCGGGCGGCACGCCCAAGGATGAAGCCGCGCGCATCGTCGGACGGGAGCGCAATCAGGCGATCACCGACGCGCAGGAATCAGGGATGCTGACGTCCGATCAGTCTCGCGCGCTGCAACTCCCGTTCGATCCGAACATCAACAAGGCGTTTGTGACCGGGTCGCCGCAGTACAAGCGCGTGCTCGACGAGCAGCGTCAGGCCAGGCAGGAAAAGACGCAGGAGCGCCGCGCCGATATCGCCGAGCAGCGCGAGGAGCGTCAGGAAAACCTGCCGGTGTCGGATGTCGGCAAACTCGACTACGACCTTTCCCGTGGCAAGATTTCGCAGAAGGACCGTGACGCCGCGGTGCAGAACAAGACCAAGGGCTTTGATCCGGAGTCGGTTGACGCCGTCGTTGATCAGATCGGCAAGTACGATATGGCGCCGCTCGCCTCGCAGGCACTGCGATCCCCATGGGGGCAGGCTGTCATGTCTCGTCTGGCGGAAAAGTATCCGCAGTACGACGCGAAGGAGTTCAAGAACCGCCAGGCGGCGATTGGCCAGTTCGAGTACGGCAAGAAGGGCGACACGGTGCGCTCTCTCAGCGTCTCGCTCGATCACCTTGATACGCTCACGCAGGCCGGGCAGGCGCTCAAGAACGGCAACCTGCAGGGGTTCAACCGGCTAGCCCAGACGCTTGCCGAGCAGACCGGCTCTGCGGTGCCCACCAACTTCGAAGCGGCAAAGAGCATCGTCGCGGACGAAGTCGTGAAGGGCATTCTCGGCTCTGGTGGCGGCGTGGGCGATCGCGAGAAGGCGCAGGCCATCTTTGACAAGGTCAAGAGCCCCGACCAGTTGGCGGGAGCTGTCGCGCAGGTCAAGCAACTGCTCAAGGGGCAACTGAACGGCCTGAAGCGCCAGTACGAGCAATCGACTGGGCGTGACGACTTCGACAGGTTCCTGTCGCCCTCTGCACGCGGTCTGGAGGGAGGCGCGGCGAAGAAAATCGCCTCGAAAGCGGACTATGACGCGCTGCCGTCCGGGACTGAGTTCATCGCGCCCGACGGCTCGCGCCGGAGGAAGCCGTAATGGCCAACTGGTGGGATGACGCGGCGGTGGTCGATGCGGCGCCGTCGCAAGGCAGCGGGTCGCCACTCGACCGGGCGCTGAAGGCCGAGGGCGTCACTGGCAAGCTCGCGGACCTGGCGCGCAGCATCTACACGCAGGAGTCGAGCGCGGGCGCCGATACCGCGACGTCGGACGCTGGCGCTGTGGGCGGCATGCAGATGAAGCCCGCAACCTTCAAACGCTTTGCCGACAAGGGCTGGTCGATCGAGAACCCCGAGGAGAACGCGCGCGCCGCGGTGCGCTACATCAAGTCGCTCTCGGACAAGACCGGAGGCGATGCGCACCTGATCTCGGTGGGCTATTACGGTGGAGAGGGGGCTATCCCGAAAGCGCGTGCGGGGATCGCCGTGCGCGACCCGCGAAACCCGAACGCGCCAAACACGCTGCAGTACGCAAACGATGTGACAGGGCGTCTTCCAGCGGCTGACGACAGCGACTGGTGGAAGGCCGCGCCGGTGGTGGCCGCCGATGCCGCGCCGTCCGATCAGGGAACGCCGCAGCAACCCGCCCAACCGGAGCCCACGCGAGCGCAGCAGGACTTGCGCGGCTTGGGACTTGGCGTGCGCAACGTGGCCGAAGGCGCGGCGAGTCCGCTCACGTTCCTGGGCGACACGCTGAACCGCGGCGTGAACCTTGGCATCCGAGGCGTGAATGCGCTCACCGGCGCGAGCATCCCGCAGCTCGCGCTGCCTTCCCAGACGGTCAATAACGCGCTCACGAGCGCCGGCCTTCCGCAGCCGGCCACGCCCACGGAGCGAGTGCTGGGCGACATTCAGGCCGGCGCGGCTGGCGCGCTGACTGGCGCTGGACTCTCAGGCGCGGCCGCCGGCGCAGTGGCGAATCCCATGGCGCGCAACGCGCTCGCGCAGCTCGCCGACCGTCCGCGCATGCAGGCGCTCTCTGCCGCAACAGGCGCTGGCGCGGCGGGCATCACGCGCGAGGAAGGCGGCGGCCCGGGTGCGCAGCTCGCGGCCAGCCTGCTTGGCAGTCTGGCGCCCTCGGCAACGATAGCCGGCGGCGCGGCGGCAACGCGCAACGCGCTGCGCGGCTCGGCCGAGAACATCCCGGACATGCTCGATCGCATGAAGACGTTCCAGGAGGCCGGATCTACCACCCCGAGCGTGGGACAGGTCACAGGCAACCGAAACTCTCAGGCGCTCGAGAGCCTGCTCGCCAAGACGCCCGGGGGCGCTGGCCAGATGGCCAAGAAAGCCGAGCAGCAAGCCGAGGAAATCGGCACGCGGGCCACGAAGATCGCTGACGACCTCTCGCCAAACGCCACGCCGTCTGTTGCTGGCCGCACGATCGAGAAGGGGCTGTCTGGGCCCGGCGGCTTTGTGGATCGCTTCAAGCAGGGACAAACCGCGCTCTACAACAAGCTCGACCAGTTCATCAAGCCCAATACCGCGGTCAAGGTAGATCGCACCAAGCAGGCTCTGGCCGCGATGAATCAGGACATTCCGGGCGCTGAAAACCTTTCGCGCTTTTTCAAGAACAGCAAGATTCAGGACATCGAGCGCGCGCTAAAGGATGACACGGGCTCCACGCAGTCCGCCGGTATGACGGTCAAGCAGGCGGACAGGCTGCCCTACGAGGCGCTCAAGAAACTGCGCACGCTGGTAGGTGACGAGATTTCGAACAACTCGCTCGCGAGCGACGTGCCGCGCAGCAAGTGGAAGGCGCTCTATGCGGCACTCTCAAGCGATCTGGACGACGCAGCGAAGGCCACGGGTAACCCCGCCGCAGTGAAGGCCATGCAGCGCGCGAATACCTTCAGCCGGGCGGGTTACGCGCGCATCGAAGACGTCCTCGACAAGGTGGCCAAACAGGACATTCCCGAAAAGGTCTTCAAGTCGGCTGTGAACGCCGCCGACATGCAGGCTGGCGCCACGAAGATCGGCTCGATCATGAAGAGCCTCACGCCCGCCGAGCGAGACGTGGTGAAGTCCGCCTATATCCGCCGCATGGGTCTTGCGAGCGCCGGCCAGCAGGGCGCCGAGGGCGAGCGCTTCTCGACGCAAACCTTCCTCACGAACTGGAACAAGATGTCGCCGCAAGCGAAGTCGGTGATGTTCTCTGGCCAGGACGGACGGCTTCGCGTCGCGCTAGACCAGATCGCCAAATCGGCGGAATCCATCAAGTCGGGTAGCCGGGTTTTCTCCAACCCTTCTGGCACGAGCCACGCCGCGGCGCAGATCGGTCTGGTGAGTGGCGTGGCGGGTGCGATCGCTTCCGGTCACGTCGGGGTCGCTGCGGGTCTTCTGGGCGGCGCTGCGGGCGCCAATCTCACCGCGCGCCTGATGACCTACCAGCCGTTCGTGCAGTGGCTCGCGAAGTCCACGAAGATCTCGCCGGCCGCCGTGCCCGCGGCGCTCAGTTCGCTCGCGCGGAGCATGCAATCGGCGCCTGATGACGTGAAGCAGGACGCCAACCAGTACGCGGCGGCGCTCAGATGAAGATCTTGATGATGGCGTACGCGAAGAAGCCGACCGTCGCGAGGATGAGCAGCGGGAAGCCAAGTCCGAATTTGGCGTCGTCCCATTCGGAATAGTAGTCGTCGGGTTTCATGGAGGTTCAGGTGAAAAAGATCAGCGGTGTGAAGGTGCCAAAACTCAAGGCGCCCAAAGAGAGTATGCCCAAAGCCCCGAAGAAACAAGCCAAGCCGTCCTCGTCGGTTTCCAAGGGCACGTTCGGCGCCGAAATGCGCAAGGTGCAGAAGCGCGCGAAGCCGAAAGCCGGAAAGATTCCCGTGATTTAAGGAGGCACTACATGACAGTGAAATCGAAAGCGCAAAACCGCCTCATGCGGGCGGCCGCGCGTGATCCCAAGGTCGCCAAGAAAACCGGCGTGCCGCAGAAGGTGGCAAAGGAAATGGTCGACGCGACGCACGGCAAGAAGGTCGGCAAGATGCCCGAGAAGATGCCCAAGCGCGGCTCTCGCACGGCGACGCACAAGGGCAAGAAATGATCGGCTTGATTGGCGGACTCGGAGCGCTGGCCGGCGCGCACTTCTACCGTCGCCTCATTGATACGTGCCAGGCGCATGGTGCGACTCGGGATGAGGACTTTCCAGAAATCGTCCTGCACAACCTTTCCTGCACCGCACTCAATGAGCAAGGTATCGCCGATGAGATGGTCCTCAGGAGCGAATTGGAAAGGTCTGTTGCATTGCTCTCCGGTATAGGGTGCACAACGGTCGTCATTATCTGCAATACAGCCCATGTTCACCTTCCCTTCCTGCGTACGAGAACCTCGTCGGAAATCATCGATATGGTCGACGTTGCTGCATCGTCGGTGAAGGAGTGTCGCGCGGTCGGTGTACTGGGATCGCGTTCTACTCGAGATGTGGGTCTATATAGAGAGGCGCTGCGCCGTCATGGTGTCGAACCGGTAGAAGCGAATGATGCGCAGCAAGAAAAGATAGACCTGCTCATACAGCGCGTTATTGATGGAAGCTACACGGTGGCGGACAGAGTTGCGCTGAGAAACATCGCAAACGAGCTTCGCATTCGGGGGGCTGAGAAGGTGATTCTCGGGTGCACTGAATTGCCCGTCCTGGAAAACTCGGCATTCGTTGATGCCGGGCAAAAAACAATCGAGAGGCTTCTTGCATGAAGTTCGTCTTCTTCTTCTACGACTGCTACCCCCTTCCTCTTGCTGCGCATCTCAGAATGGAAGGGTACGACGTCATCCTCGGTGTGGTTCCGACACTCAGTTATCTCAATCTTCCGGGTGTTAAGGACGAAGAAAAATCGGATGAGAGGTATCAGCGTCACTCAACCTATCAAGGTCTCATGGAGAGGAAAACGGCCGAAGAGGTCATCAAGATGTTGGCTATGGTTCCGAGGTCCCAGCGCGACGATTACTTCATTTTTTTCGACTACAACAACATGTACCCAATCGCCGAGCGTCTGGTGAAGATGGGATATCGAAACGGCCTTCTTCCGACTGAGTGGTACTACCGGATGGAGAAGGAGCGCGCTCTCGCCAAGTCGTTCGTCAAGAAGCACTACCCGCTAGTGAAAGTGGCGGAAGCCAGGAACTTCAAATCGGCCAAGGATGGAATCACGTTTCTTCAGCAATCTGAAAGCGTCTATGTTCTGAAGAGTAATGGCAACAGCGGTGGCACCAAGGTACCTAGAACGGATGATCCGCAAGAAGGACGAGAGCTTCTTATTGAAGCCCTAACGAAAGAAAAGTCTGCCTATGAGGCAGGCGGATTCCTGCTTGAGGAGAAGATCCCAAACTGTCAGGAAGTGACGCCTGTCATGGTCTTCTATGACGGAGAACCCGTATATTCGCTGGCCGAGTTCGAGAGCAAGTCGTTCGGCGCGGGCGACATTGGTATACAGAAGGGCGGAAATCTGGCACTCAGCGTCAAAACAGATCTGGGTTGCCGACTCAACGAAGTGGCATTCCCTGAGATCGTTTACGAACTTGCACAAAAGCAACCGGGTCTGGCGATCTTTGATGTAGGTCTTCTGTATAACGGCGAGGACTTTTACTTCACCGAATTTTGCGCCATGCGGTATGGATGGGACGGTTTGTTTTCCGAGATGGTCATGCGAGACGATGGATCTCCCTTCGTTGGCAACTACTTCACGGATATCGCCAACGGACGCAATCCTCTAGTGAATACGTACGGTGCCAGCGTCCGTCTGTTCAATATTGGAGGGGGTGGAGAAAAAACCGACAAGTCTCCCGACGATATCGATGTGAAATGGAAAGATGCTGCCGAGAACAATCTGTTCTGGTATGGAATCAAGAAAAAGTCCGGGAGCATTGTTTCTGTTGGTCGTTTTGATCTTCTGGGTGTGGCTACGGGGGCGTCTGATGTAATGGAGACGGCAGTAGAGAAGGTGTATGACGTTGTCGATACTGTGACCTTCGAAAATCTGTACTACCGCCCCAAGTTTGATTTCCTCTCGCACGCCTACAAGTCGTCTATCCCCAATCGTCTTTCTTCATTGACTCCGTTTATGGAGGAATAGCCGTGGACATCAAGATCGAGTTCATACCTCACAAGCAGCATCGATTCACAACGATTGGTCACTGGTTCGTTGAAGACGATACGCTGACGATCCAGATTTCCCGTGAGATTTGCTGGCAGAACAAGGTGGCCGTCATCTTCCACGAGTTGATCGAGGCGGCAATCTGCATTGCTCGGAACGTCACAACCGAAGAATGCGACGCCTTCGACGAACTGTTCGAACAGGAATACGACGCGGGCCTGTGGCCGCGATCCGTTGAGGCAGGTTTCGACAAACGATGTCCATACCGCCTGGGACACAAGTGGGGTACTCGATTCGAGCGCTTCGCACTATGGCTCATGCGCGCCAATGTGAAGCAATGCAACGAGGAATGCGATCTTCTGATGGGCATCATTGTTCGACCAATTACCCGGATGGTGCCCTGAAGTCTCTTTAAAACACAAATCAACAGCCCGCCTCGAGCGGGCTTTTTTACGCCCGGGGATCGAATGGACTACACCGCCGTAGTTGAAATTGGTTGCGCAGTCTTTGCGTGTATCAGTGGAGTGTTCGCCTATCTGTGGCGTCGCTCTGAATCCGCCAGAGACAGGACGGTAGATAAGAACACGGCCGATATCGACAGCCTGAAGACCGACTTAGCTGCGTACAAGCTTCATGTGGCCGAGTGCTACGTCACCAGCAACGAATTGAGTAAGGCGATCGATTCGTTCAACCGCTCCATCGATGCCGTGTTCAAAAAGCTTGAGCGTATCGATGAAAAGCTCGACACGAAGGCGGACAAATAATGGACCCAGACAACCTCTCTTTGCTCGACGCCGAGCTGCGCCGCGACGAAGGCGTGAGCGCCACCGTCTATACCGACACGCAAGGCAATCCGACGTGCGGAGTGGGGCACAACCTCAACGCATCTCCTTTGCCTTCTGGATGGTCGTTTCCACTCACCGATGCGCAGATCAACTCGTTGCTGAACTACGACCTGTCGACCACGTTCGCAGCGCTCAATTTGCACCTGCCATGGTGGTCGAGCATGGATGCCGTGCGCCAGCGCGTGATCGCGAACATGTGCTTCAACATGGGGATCGGCAAGTTGCTAGGTTTTCACAACACCCTCGGCGCCATGCAGGCCGGAAACTACGCCGCCGCGGCGAGCGGGATGCTCGCTTCGCTGTGGGCCAAGCAAGTCGGCGCGCGCGCGACGCGCCTTGCGCAAGCCATGCGCACGGATGTGATGCCCGACGAACCCGCGATCGCCTGAATTCCCAACCCTCTCACCTGAAACCGCCTCCGGGCGGTTTTGTCGTTTCTGGAGCCAGCAATGCCCCGATGCAGCCACGATGTTCCGCTCGAACAGCCATGCAGCAAGTGCAATGCCGAAGGAATGGAGAAGGTCGCGCATGAGCACGAGCAACACGAAACGATCTCGATCGATGTGTTCTATCCGGATCACCCGCCGCGCACCGAGTCGGCGCTCTTTCGCAAGACGAAGCATCACCTCGTCGCTGTGCTTGATACGCCGTGCTGGGTGTGCGGCACGAAGGAAAACCGCGAGGTGCATCACTTTCACGCCGAGTGGGCGGATAGCGACGGCATCGACTGGGAGCGCATGCGAGTGCTGCACCCGCACTTTGACTGGTCGACGTTCAAGGAGCCGTCCGATTTCATCGACTCCGAATACAACATGCTCGTGCTGTGCTCCAAGCATCACCGGGCGAAAGATCATGGCATACACATGCTCGATTACCCGCATTGGTTGATGCAGGCCATCAAGCGATCGGACTTCGTTTTTTCACCCGATGAGGAGAAGTCGAAATGAATGGCACCCCCACCCATACCGCCATTGCAGCCGGCGCGGCCGCGCTGATTGTTCCGGTAGTCGATCAGGTAGCAACGGCGCTGCACATGGCGCTCACCTCTGACGTGCGCAACGCCATCGTCGTGCTGGTGGTAGCGGGCACGCACTGGCTCAGCCAGAAGTACGCCGCTGGCAAACAACCCGCAGCACAGCAGTAACCCTCTCGCCGCGATCGCGGCACATCTCGAAGGAATCTCCATGTTCAAGAAACTATGCCTCGTGGCAGGCCTTGTCTCGCTCGCACTCTTTGCAGGCTGCGCGGCGCCGGGCACCGCGCCCAAGCTCATCGTCACGCCGCAGCAACTTGTGACGGATTTTTGCCCGACCGTCACTGCTGACCTCAAGGTGCTTGCCGCATCGCCGCTCCTCAATGCAACCCAGCAACAACTGCTGAATGGCGTGCCGGGTAACGCATCCCAGCCCGGAATCATCGCAATCAACAATGCGGTGTGCGCGGCCGGCGGCACGATCGACGTGACGAATCTGGAAACGCTGAACAACACGGCGTTCCCGGCTCTGATTGGGCTCGTCGGCGCACTCCCGATGATTCCCAACCAGCCCGCGATTCTGCTCGGCCTGACGCTCGCACAGCCGATCCTCAATCAGGTACTCGCAACGGTGCAGGCACAGCAGGCAGCAGCGGCATCCGCTCCGGCCGCCGCATCCGCTCCCGCTTCCACGCCCGCCGCCGTACCCGCGAGCAAATGATGGACTGGCAGGCCATCGCGCTTGCCGCGCGCCGCGCCAACGCGGCATACCTCGAAGACAAGACCGCCTCAAGGGCGGCTTTTTCGTCTCTGGGAGATGACTGGATCGACCTGTATCAGGATGCCAGCCATCAGGCGGTGCTGTCGGTCACCGCGGCTGGCGAGACACACCTGAGCATCAGCGGCACGCGCGCAAGCGAAGGCAAGCTCGCGGACGTATGGGCGGATGCGCGGCTAATACCCGTCTCTCTTGCCGGCGGTACGGTAACGGCGGGCGTCTCGGATGGCATGCAGGCGCTCTGGGATTGGGTGCTCCAGACCGTGCCGGGCGCCAACCCGATCTCGGTTTGCGGCCATAGCCTGGGCGCGTCGCGCACCCACCTGACACCCGCTTTCCTGCCTGCCGCACGCATCGGTGCGCTGCATTCCTTCGCCGCCCCCAAGTTCGTCGCCGCGGACTTCTATCACGCGCACGGCGATGCGCTGGCCAGCATGGTCTGCGTGCTCAACGGGCGCGACGGCTGGGCGAGCTGGCCGTGGTTCGACCCGCGATGGAAGGATCGGCCACCGCTTGAACACATCTGGTTGCACAGCTCGGACGTGTGCGTCTTCGAGATGGTCCTGGGTGACCTGTGGCCCGGTGGCTGGGTCTTCGCCGATCACGACATGGACCTGTATCAGGCCCGAATCGATTCCATTGCGCACGCGAGCGCAGCGCTTTAACCGCCCCAGACATAACTCAAAAACAAGGCCGCCTTCGGGCGGCTTTTTCCGTTTACGGGACTCCCATGACAACGACCCTGATGCCGCTGGTCAAGCAGCAGTTCAACCAGAACGGCATACCCCTGGCCGGCGGCAAGCTCTTTGTCTATCTGGCGGGCACAACGACCAAGGCCACGAGCTACACGGATTCGACGGGGCAAACGCCAAACACCAACCCGGTCATTCTGGATTCGAACGGGCAGGCCTCGGTATGGCTCAACCCTACGGTCTACTACAAGTTCATCCTCTCTCCCTCGACCGATACTGATCCGCCGACGAATCCATTCTGGACGGTCGACAACGTCGCAGCGCCCGCCCCGGTTGCCGTGGGGAACATGACGGATGAAAAGGGCAGTGGCGGCACGCCAGGATTTGCGGCGAATGTTGATTTCACTCCGGGCACCACTACCACGCTGACGCTTTCGCAAAACTATGGCTCTGCGTCGAATATCTGGGTGAGTTTTGATGCTGCTGAGCAGGGCGCGGACTCATTCTCTATCGGCGGAACGAACAACGAGACGCTGACGTTCAATGCGCCTATTCCGGTGGGCGTGAACAAGGTTTTTGTGAAGGGCGGCACCGCTCTCACGATTGGCACCCCCGGAAATGGCACCGTCACCGATGCAACGGTCGCTCCTGGGGCGGCTATCAACAGTTCGAAGATCGCCTTTCTGCAAGGCTCCGTTGGGTCCGTCAGCAGAACTCTCCAGAACAAGCTCCAGGACTTCGTTAGCGTCAAGGATTTCGGCGCAAAAGGAGACGGCAGCACTGACGATACGGCGGCGATTCAGGCCGCCGACACGTGGGCCATCGCGCAGACGCCCCCGGCGCAGATCTATTTTCCGCCTGGTATCTACATGGCGAGCCAGCTCGTGGTGAACATCAATTCGAACTGGATCGGTGCGGGGCGCAACTCCACCACCATCCGCCAGATCATCGGTTCGAACAAGGACCTGATCTACGGTGCGAATTCGAACTTGAACTGGGGAAGCGGTACGCCCGCGAATTTTCCGTACAACTTCACGATCACGGGTTTTAGCTTCGACGGGAACTGGAACTCAGGAACAGGCAATACCACGGGTAACGGTTACTCGGTGTGGGGAGACCGCTGCACGCTGCGCGATATCTTCGTCAAGAACTGCGCGGGCTACGGGATGCGCACCGAGTACCTGGACTCACTCGTTGACTACAACCAGTCGTGGTTCGAATCGACCTTCGATGACATCCGCATCGACACGACCGGTCTGGACGGATGGTTTAACAACGGACCGCACGATCAGCAAACGTTGAACGTGACGATTCTCGATGCGGGTCAAGCTGCGAACAACTCCTACGCGGGATTTAATTTCGGCCCGCGTTTCGCGGGTCGCCTCGTTTCGTGCCACGCCTCAAGTCGCCAGAATTCCCTGCGCATGCGCTATTCGTGGTACTGCGGTCCGGGATCGGTTGGTGAGGTCACCGGCGGTAGCCAGATCGAGGGCGCCTATACCGCGAACCTCGGACTCTTTTCGTCTGAATGGATTTTCGATCCATCCACTCGCTATTACGCCTCGTTCAACGGCCCGAACATCTATCTCGGTGGCCAGTGCAACTCCAACCAGATCGCGGGCTTTCTCGGTGCGGGCGGCACGCCCAATGGCGGATCTCAGGTCGTGCCTGTCGGCCTGCAATTCAGCACGACGACGGGCGACGTCGTAAGTGGAAACTTTATCAATCTGACGGTGGGAGGCAGTTCGTATGCCGCCTCCTTCACCGCGCAAGACAGTGGAAGCAACGACGTCCAGCTCAATGGTTACACGTCGACTGGAGACGGCATCGCGGGTACGCCCAATCCAACTACTCGAGTGCGCCTGAATTATGCGGGCGGTGGACCGACTCGTTATCTCGATACGTTCAACCAGCTCGGTCAGATAAACATCGGCGCGAATGCTTCAGCCACGGTCACATGGCCTTACCCCTTCCCGGCACCTCCGATCGTTCAGGTTACGCCCGCCTCACCCAGCTCGGTGATGAGTAATCCGCTCTGGATCACGAACAACACGGCAGGCGCCGTCACGATCTTCAACCAGGGCAGCTTGACCGTGACCGCCTACGTCAAAGCCGAATACGGCATCTAACTACGCCATCAAAAATGGAAATCGCACGATGAAAAAGATCTTCGCTGCGCTGCTCGCGCTCGTTGCGTCCGTCGCCTTTGGCGCGACGCTTTCACCGATCACACTGCTGAACCCAAGTGGCTCGACCGCTGGCCAGGCCATCGTTTCGAACGGCACATCCTCGGCGCCCGCGTGGGGTGCTGTCTCCTCGATTGCGGGCGGCGCGGTCATCAATGGCGTGGCCGGAAGCTACCGCACGCTTGGATTTGCAACGTCCGGATCGCTGCGCTGGATTGTCGGAGAGAACGCCGACACGGAGAGCGGGGGCAACGCGGGTAGCAACTTCTACCTGCAGTCCGCAACGGACGCGGGCGCACCCAGCACGGTCGAGATGCAATTCCAGCGCAACAGTAGCGTGCTGCTCATTGGTCTCACATCGCGCGTGACGCTGGGCGATCTTCAGTACGCCAACATTCAGGACGCTGGAGCAGGATCCTTTGCCGGCGGTGTTCCAGCGTTCATGCAGTACTCGAACGACACGAGCTCGTCAGGCATCTTCATTTACAAGAGCCGCAGTGCGACGAAGGGCGTGAGCGCTGTCGTCCAAAACGGTGACGATATTGGCGAAGTCGACTTCGAGCCTGATGGCGGATCAGGGCCAGTTAAAGCCGCCTTCATCAACTCGGTGGTGGATTCCGCGACGATCAGCACTACTTCGGTACCGGCTCGTCTCGTGTTCTGGACAATGCCGGTCGGTGGTGCGTTTCCGCTTGAGCGCGCACGCATCACGAACAGCGGTCGCATTCTCGTCAACACCACGACGGACGACGGTACCGACTATCTGCAAGTCAATGGATCGGTGCTCACTGCGGGTCTCACCACCTCGAATGGCCTGTCCGTCACGGGTGGCTCGATCAACGGTGTACCGGGGCGCCTGCTCAACGTTCAGGTCTTCTCTTCGAGCGGAACCTACACGCCAACGAGTGGCGCGACCTCGATCATCGTGCGCGTGCAAGCACCCGGCGGCGGGAGTGGCGGCGCGGCCTCCACCACGGCCTCTCAGGTCGCAGTCAGTGGCGGGGGTAACGGCGGATCGTATGCCGAGGTGCGCTACACCTCCGTCTCTACGCAAACCGTGACGATCGGTGCGGTAGGTGCAGCTGGAGCGGCGGGCGCGAACGCGGGCGGTACGGGCGGCACCACTTCCTTCGGGTCGCTCGTCTCGTGTCCCGGAGGAAACGGTGGTGGTGGTGGCGCAGCAGTCAGTGCGGCAGGCGTTTCGGGAAGCGCGCCGACGCCCAATTTGGCCTGCACGATTAGCGGCGGCACAACGATCGATGCCGTCACTGGCGGTCGCGGACAGGGTGGCTATGCGCTCACCGGCACCACGGGTTTCCTTGGTGCCGGCGGAAACTCGGCCATGGGTGTCGGGTATGTCTCAGCAGGAGGCGCGCAAACAGGCTATGGCCTAGGATCGGGTGCTGGCGCCCAGATCAACGGCATCTCAGCAGGAAACGTCGCGGGCGCCGCGGGCGCCGCGGGCGAAATCATCGTCTACGAGTACCAGTGATTGTCGTTCGCTGCGACGTGCTCGGGCGCGATCTCTTTGGCTTTCACGAGACCGTAAAGGAAACGCCGTGAGGGGCGCTCGATCGCCACGTGCAGCATGTACGCCATGACGATTACCACGCCGATCAGAACGGCAGGAGCATAGAGGCCAAACTCCTTGTCGTAGTAAAGCGGCGGCATCGCGAGAATCACCGCGGAGTGGCACAGGTAGACCGCGAAGCTGAGTTCCCCCAGCCACACGAGCGGCGTGAGCGAGAAGACACGCCCAAGGCCGCGCTCAGCATCCATGAAGAGCACCACGCACGCGAAGGCGAGAATGATAGGCACATCAAGCCACGCACGCCCGTCCTGATAGAAGACCGCCCACGCAACGACCGCCACGAAGATCGCCTGCGCCGGCAGCGAGCCGAGCAGTCTCAGGCGCTCGACTCCAGACGCGCGCAGCCGGAAGAGCACGTTTCCGAGGAGCATCCCGCCCACGCCGCGCATGACTCCGAAGTTGACGTAGTGCGCGTAGTTTTTTTGCGTGAGCAGGTTCGGCCCGTGCAGCGCGAAGATGAACGCCCAAGCGGCGAGTGCAAGGAGCGCCGGCACCCAGGCGCGCTTCTGGCGCGCGATGGGAAAAAGCAGCATCGAGGACACCCAGAACTCGATGGAGATCGACCATGACGGGTCATTCATCACCGGCACATTCCCCAAACCCACGTTCTGGAAGAACAGCACGTTCGCCAGCAGCTGGCGCTGCGTGAGAGCGTCCCACCACTCGGGCACGTACTGCTGCGTGAGTGCATTGTTGTTCACCGCAGCGATGATCGCCACGAGACACACTGCATGCAGAGGCCAGAGCCGAAAGGCTCGCTTGGCGATGAACTTGCCCCACGACGACGAGTCGCCTTTGGCGAGCGTGTAGGAGAGCACGTAGCCCGAGAGGATGAAGAAGAAGTCCACGGCCAGATACGCGCCGATGAAGGGCCGGGTTGGTCCCCAGTGGTAGATGGAGCCGTAGATGTGGCTCGCTGCCACGGCCAGCGCCAGCAAGCCGCGTATGCCGTCCAGATGAAGGATGCGCTGCGCTCCTGATTTGTCTCCCAT